AACAGCTAGGACAAACTTAGGATTAACGGCAATAGCGACTCAAAGTGTTACTAACAATTCGGTATTAGTAGGCGGTTCATCAAACTCTATTCAATCGATTGCTCTTACGAATGGTCAATTATTGATAGGTTCTACTGGTACTACACCGGTTGCTGCTGTTCCTACTAATGGAACAAATATCAGCTGGACAACGGGAGCAGGTAGTTTAACTGCAAATATTAGTGGGCAAATTGGGTTATCTAATGGAGGAACTGGGTTAAGTTCGACAACGGCTTACGGAGTTTTGTGTGGTGGAACAACAAATACCAGTGCTTTACAAAATGCGGGAAGTGGGACATCAGGACAAGTTTTAACCTCAAATGGAACTGCTGCTTTACCTATTTGGCAAAGTATTACAAGTGCGGGAGGAGCACCAAATACTGCTACATATATTATACAAACTGCAAATACTTCATTAACTAATGCACAAGTTTTGGGGTCTTTAAGTACAGGGTTACTAAAAAACACGACAAGCACTGGCGTTTTAACAATAGGAATAGCTGGAACGGATTACTATAGTCCAGGTAATCCTACAACTATAAAAGATGATGGTAATAATTTTTTTATAGGAACAAATTCAGGAATTGTAGGCTTAACTGGAATTAATAATACAGGGATAGGGGACTCTTCTTTAAATAATTTAACTTCTGGAAATTTTAATACTGCCGTTGGTTCAAGGATTTTAGGTGCTAATACGACAGGTAGTAATAATATAGGGATTGGATATAGGTCTTTATATTCTAATGTTAGTGGGATTCATAATACCTCCGCCGGGTCAAATTCCTTATATAATAATCAATCTGGGCAAGACAATACAGCATTTGGGTATAATGCTTTAAATAAAACATTGGAATCTTGTAACACCGCAATTGGATCTTCTGCTTTATATTCTAATATAACTGGTACTTCTAATTTTGCAGGAGGGTACAATAGCTTGTCCTCACTTACTTCCGGGACTCAAAATGTTGCTGTTGGTGTTAGTGCAGGCTCAGCATATACTACTTATAATCAGTGTACATTTATTGGATGCAGCACAGATGCTTCCGTTACTGGTTTAACTAATGCGACAGCGATTGGTTATAACGCAACTGTGTCGGTTTCTAATTCAATGGTTTTAGGAAATGGTGTTAATGTAGGAATCAATCAGGCGTCTCCTGCTTATCCATTACACATAAGTAATGTTAGTAATATTTCAGCATTATATTTAGAAGCAACAACAAGTACTCCATCTATTCCTGCGTCTGGTGGATTGATGTATACAAGTGGTGGCGAGCTTTACTACAAAGGTAATTCTAAAACAGTTAGTTTAACTGCTGCAACACCTGCGCCTAATACTGCAACGTATATTGTTCAGACTTCCAATTCTACTTTAACTAATGAACAAGTTTTGGGATCTTTAAGTACAGGATTATTAAAAAACACCACGACTACAGGCGTTTTAAGTATAGCTACCGCTGGTATTGATTATTATGTACCGGGAAACTCATTACCACAACAAACTCAATTGCTTGGACGTTGTATGCTTTCTAGTTCTAATACGACGATAACAACAACTAATAATACTTGGACTACTTTAGCTTTTAATGGAACAAACCAAACAACGTATGATCCAAGTAATTGGCATAGCAATACTACAAATAATACTCGGATAACTCCAGGAGTTGTTGGAACTTATAGGCTAATTGGTTCGTTGAGGTACAATAATAATGGAAGCGGTGTAACCTGCGGAGTAGGATTTGGAATAAATGGTGCTTCTCCCACTAATGATATACAAGGATGGTTTACTCGTGATTCTTCTACAGGAAGAAGAAGTGCTGCTTTTTCTTGTATTATTACTACTACTGCCACTACTGACTATTTTGAAATGTGCGGGAACCAAGATAGCGGCGGAGCTTTAGGTCTACAAGGTTTTCATTTTCAAGTAGAAAGATTAGTTTAAACAAAAGAGGTCTGATGAGTAATAGAATTTGTAGGATTCTTTCTTTAGACGGCGGCGGTATTAGAGGATTATTTTCTGCTACATTTTTAGAAAAATTTTGTAATGATGCCGGAATTAATGGCAATGAATTATGGAAATATTTTGATGTTATTTGCGGAACAAGTACTGGTGGTATTGGGGCGATAGCTTACTCACATGGTTTATCCCCTACCGATGTTATTGATTTATTAACAACCAATGCGCAGAGCGTTTTTACTATTAGAGCCGGAGTTAATCCTCTACAACCACTTGGACCAGCTGGTTCGGCTACTTTAGGAACTGTGCTAGCAGTTCCAGGAGTTGATCCTTATATCTACAATCAGCAACCTCTGCGAAATGCTTTAAGTCCTATTTTTGGGACTACTAAAATGTTTCAATTAAAAACTAATACTTTGATTACTGCCGTAGGGTTTCAAGGCGGCACTGGTCCGAGTAGCGATAATGTTAATTTTCCGTATGGTGATGTTACAAGTAGCCAGTATTACCATTTTTCTAATGTCTTAATTCCTGATTTTACTACCGGTCAAAATTACACTTGTATTGATGTCGCTATTGCTAGTGGGTCAGCACCGGTATATTTTCGGCCAACTCTTATTGATGGGGTTTCTTCTGATACGTTTTTCATTGATGGTAGTTTGTATCAAAATAATCCGACAAGCCTTGGTTATGCATTCTCCAACATATTATTTCCACAGAATGTTAAAACTTGTATTCTCTCAGTTGGTACAGGATATTCTGACCCAGATATCGAAATAACCACAGGATCAGATCAACTACTAAAGGCATCTCCTAATAATGGGTTAAGTTTACTAGCTAATTGTTTGAATTTAACATTAACTGGAGCAACTGATGCAGTAGAATTGCAATTTAAACTTATGTCTTTGTACAAAGGGGCAGTAAATAATCTATTCTATTATAGATTCCAACGTTTTCTTAGTGATAAAGAATTAAGTAAACTTGATAATCCTACGTCGGAAGCTATAGCATATTTAAAATCTGAGGCGAATCTTCAATATGCAGAGGACGCTATAAAGATACAACAATTTATTCAAAAATGTAATTTTTCCTAAACATTAATAGTCTTATTTTTATATAAGACGATTTTTAAGAACTATGGATATTTTGTGTTATAATAAAAGAAAAAAAGGAAATATATGGCAGACTTATCAAACATTACCGCATTCAGCGGCCTTACTATTACCAGTGATCAAACTACTGGTAATAGTAATCGTTACGCTACCTTTGCTGTTAGCAATGTTACTACAGCTCAGAGAGATTTATTAGAAAACGTTACTCCCTATACAGTTAATGGAACGACAGTTAAAATAAAGCAAGGAACAATCATTTTTAATATTGATGTTAAGGCATTACAAATATTTAGAAGTGGTCAGTGGGAAAATGCAAACACAAATATAAGTACTGCTACTGGAGCTGGTTTATCTTCATCTCCTTTTTCTATTCCATCAGGTCCAAGAGCAGATGTTGAGGTAGCTGCTAATCAGGTAAACGGGTTTATATATAATGATACAACCAATAATTCGATCAGAGAATATATTAATAGTCAATGGAAGACCATTTATGATACCTATACTTATGGACGTTGTATGCTTTCTAGTTCTAATACGGCGATAACAACACCTAATAACACTTGGACTGCTTTAACTTTTAATGGAACAGGCCAAACAACGTATGATCCAAATAATTGGCATAGCAATATTACAAATCCTACTCGGATAACTCCTGGAGTTGTTGGAACTTATAGACTGACTGGTTCTATACATTACCATGATGATGGCGATGGAGTAACATGTGGTATTGGATTTGGAGTAAATACCACCCTCCCTATTGAATCGATGCTTGCATGGTTTGCCAGAGACACGACTACTGGAAGAAGATGTGCAACACTTACCTGTATTTATACTACTACTGCCACTGCTGATTATTTTCAAATGTATGGAAACCAAGATAGCGGCGCAGTTTTAAATCTACAAGGTTTTCATTTTCAAGTAGAAAGATTAGTTTAAACAATTTTAAAGAGGTTTTTTATGAGTACACAAGATTTAAATTCTTTATCAGCATTACAAGACTTAAGTAACGAACTTGTTAATCCTTATTCAGGGGTTCAAAAATATGTAGAAGATGTGCTAGGTGATGCCGAAATAATAATTAATACAATTAATAGTTTAACGAGTCAACCAGATTATTCTACGTATGTTTCTGTAGCAGAAAGTCAGTATTTTACTGATTTAACGACATATATAACAAATTTTATTAATAACTTTCCCACTTTAACGGAGTAATTTGGAGGAAATATATGGCAGACTTATCCAATATTACTAATTTAAGTGGTCTTACTATTACGAGTGATAGGACTAATGGAACAGATGACCCTTACGCTACTTTTGCCGTTAGCAATGTTACTACTGCTCAAAGAGATTTATTGAAAAACGTTACTCCTTATGTAGTAAACGGCAACACAGTTAAGGTAAAACCCGGTACAAGAATTTTTAATATTACTCTTGGCACTCCACAAGTTTTTAGAAATGGAGAGTGGGAAACTGAGTTTTCAGTAAATACAACTGCCACTGGAGCAGGTCTTACTAATGGAACACCTTTTGTATATCCATCTGGCACGAGAGTAGCTGTTGAGGTAGCCGCTAATCAGATAAACGGTTTTACTTATTATGATACTACCAACAATTTACTACGGACTTACAAAAATGCTTGGCAGACAATTACTTCAGCTTAAAAAGTAATTAAAAAATGACCTATACTACTCTCTTTAACCAGATAATAGTTTATGCCAATAGGGGAAATAGCACTGGGTTTCAAGAGGCTATCCCCTACTTTATTGAAAATGCTCAACAGAAAATCTGGAAGGAGTTAAATACCACAGGTTTTCAAAAAGCAATTGATGGTAACTTCCAAGAAAATGTTGCTTATATCCAAAAACCTGCTGATTGGCAGGAAACCATCTCTTTAACCTATGGATCAACTACATCAGTATTTACTAGTAATGTAATTATGTTTCCTAGGAGCTATGAATTCTGTGTAAATTATTGGCCAGATGCGGATACTTCTGATACCGATAATCCACCGCTATTTTATGCCGACCAAATAGAACCAAATATTCAACCCTATAATAGAATTTTTATTAGTCCCACTCCAGATAAAAATTATAATTATCGGTTAATATATGTAACTAGACCTAATTTAATTACGACTACTAATCAAACAAACATACTAACAGACTACTACCCTGATCTTCTATTTTATGCCGCCTTTTTAGAGGCTCTTATTTATTTAAAGGATGATCAGAGAATGCCTGTCTATACAAAATTATATCAGGAAACATTAACTGCTGCTCAAACCCTGACAAAAGATCGTTATATTGATCGCAGCGTAAAAAGAGATGTAGGGTAATTCATGGCAGAAGAACAAGTTTTACCTATTACCTATAAGCCTGGAATACTGCGTGATGGTTCACTCTTTCAGGGAGACTACTGCACAAATGGGCAATGGGTAAGGTTTTTTAGAGGCCAGCCTCAGAATATCGGTGGAATGAAAAATTATGTACTATACAGAAGCGGTACACCTACGCTGCTACCGGCTAATTCTATTCCAACTGCAGCTCTTATATACTATGATAGCAATGGCAATAAACATATCTTAGTAGGAGTTTCTCTAGATAATGCTGATGATGAATATAGCCTAATAGATGCTACTTATAACAATATTGGCAGTCAAACCTTAACTTACTGGAAAAAATTCACTAATCCTACAAATACTCTGACACAATTTGTCGTAGTAATAAGCAATATTAATGCTATTCCAACAAAAATGATATTATGTCTGGGTATGAAAAACTACACAGATATTAATAGCAGCGAAGCTATTTCTACCATCCTAGCAAAAAAAGATACTGGTGAGTTTTTTACACTCAAATTTCCTGATTTTGTCTCAAGGGAGGCAACAGGAGGAATGCTTTACGTTGGAAGTAGGTTATTCTTATATGGTAACAATGGGCTTGTTAGGTGGTCTTCAATTGCTGCAGAAAAATCAGGTGAGCAAACAAGCTTAATAAAACCATTTTTATTTTTTGCGGATAAATATTCTATCAATATTAGCACCGATAAAGTAATCTACGGTGCAGAATGGCGGGGAGGAACAAACTCGCCGACTATAATCTTCTGGACATTAAGCTCTGTTATTCTTATTACCAATACTACAGGTAGTAATATTACTGATATTGACGATCTTTCTTTTAGTAAAAAAGTATTATCAAGGGATAGCTCTATTCTATCTTCAAATAGCGTAGTTGAATATGACGGAATATTCTACTGGCCTGGAACAAAAAGATTTTTTGTATTTAATGGCGTAGTTCTTCCACTTGAAAATAATCTCAACCGCCAGACTTTTTTTGATACTATTGATATGAGTAAACGTCAAAGGGTTTTTGGCGTGAAAAACGTAAGCAGAGATGAAATATGGTGGTTCTACCCTGAGAAGGGAAAAGATGCTAATGTTGGATGCACCAGAGCCGTTATTTACAATGTTGTAGATAATACCTGGTATGATACGGACATAGAACGAGCGGCAGGTTATTTTGACAATGTCGGCGGTAATATGTATACAGTAGGTAAAAATTTAGTATCTTACGAAGATGATAATAACAATTATGTGTGGCAACACGAAGTCGGAAACGATCAGGTTAATCTTTATAAGGCAGTAGCTCAGCAAGTCCTGCCTATTCCTTCCTTCTTTACCACACCTATAATTTCTTATGCTACTTATAACAGGTTAAAACAACCTGCAGGAATTGATTCTACCATAAAAATTATGCGAATAGAGCCGAATCTAGTGCCGACAGACCAAATAAATATGACTATTAATATTAATAGTTATGAATATCCGTTAAGTCAAGCCGTTTCAATTGGAGAAATTCCGATTACTGAAGAACAGAATGGAACAAGAGCTGTTATACCTAATATTAATTTAGAATATCAAGGCGGAAATATTAATTTTACTTTTAAATCAGAAGGGATAGGTTCAGGTTATCAGATGGGAACAACCTTTGTCGTAGCAAAAGTAGGAGATAATAGAATATGATTAGCGTTTACCCTAAATATATTAGTGCTAAATACTGGGCAGCAACTGTTTGTGATGATTACTCAGATTTCCCATTACCGATACTCCATGATGAAACAAAATGGGCAGCGTGGGCAGAAAGTTTAATTGGTATTGAGCCTTTTGCAAGTAGAGGAGTGCCAAGCCCTTATAAGGATGCCCGTAAAAAGAGCGGAGAACTTGCTTTTAAAAACTGGGAAGAATGGGCTAAAAAAGCTTATATGGTCATGTTTGGAGAGAGCAATCAGTTTTATACGAATTAAATTTATAAAAAATTAATATGACCAAAGACGAACGTTTTGAATATGTTATTAATATTATCCTTAATAATGAAGGAGGATATAGTAATAACTCCAACGATAGGGGAGGAGTAACTAAATTTGGTATCTCAAGTCGTTCTTATCCAGACGTTGATATTATTAATCTAACTAAAGCAGAAACTAAAAACATTTATAAAAGAGATTTCTGGGATAATTACCTTTACAAAAAAATTGAGAATCTGGAAGTTGCCACTAAGTTTTTTGATTTAGCGGTTAATATGGGTCATTACTGGGCTTGTATCCTTGTGCAGCGTGCGCTTAGGGCAAGCGGTAAAAATGTTGTTGAAGACGGAGATTTTGGTCCTAAAACTCTTGATGCAATTAATAACGTTGATAGCACTGATCTACTCGCTGCTTTAAAGTCAGAAGCCGCTGGTTATTATAGGATTTTAACTGCTATTGATAAAAAGCATAAAGTTTTTTTAAAAGGTTGGTTAAATAGGGCTTACAGTTAAAAAATGTTAAAACACAAATTTAAAGCAAAACCCACTGAAACTGACGGCATAAAATTTTCTTCAAAAAAAGAAGCTAAAAGATATAACAACTTAAAAATGCTTAAGAATATAGGAGAGGTGCTTTTCTTTTTAAGACAAGTACCTTTCCACTTGCCTGGAGGAGTAAAATATGTTTGTGATTTCTTAATATTCTGGACAAATGGTCAAGTAACTATTGAAGATGTAAAAGGTTTCAAAACGGAAAGCTACAAAGCTAAAAAGAAAATGGTTGAGGCAATTTATCCAATTACAATTTTAGAGGTTTAAATAATTATGTGGTATAATAAAAAGGAAAATATTATAAAAATGATAGTTGTTATTTTAGTAATCATACTTGGTATAAGTTCAGCTTATTTTCTTGGTGATGATAACCCTGTAGAAGAAATTGCAGAAAAGGTAATACAAGAAAAAACTGGGGGTAAGATAGATTTAACTCCGAATAGTCCAGAACCTAAAAAATAATTAAATAAAGACGTATTGCCTATTTTTTAGGCAGTGTTCAAAAGCTTGGAAAACTAACCTTTGCTAGCTTAATACACAAAGTTATTAAGATTTTTTGTGGATTGTTTAATTTATGAGTTTAATGTTGATAGCAAATACTTTTTCTTTTTTACTCGCTAGCTCATACTCTACTTTCTGATTCTTTTTTATCTTTTCTATACCTGATGTTTTAAGATTATTCTCATGAACAAAGACATCTTTTGTTCCATCATCAGGTTTAATAAATCCATATTTACTATCGGTAGAATAAAACTTAACAACTCCTGTTTTCATGAATATAATTCATTAGTTAAATATTCACCTTAAAATAACATTTTTTATTCTTGATTGCCATTTAAAACATTATATAAAGTTGGTAAATAATTAGGTTTAGTATATTTAACACCATAATCTTTAGTTAATAAATCCCTAGCATAAATAGGATCAGTTAATGCCTTCTCAAATATTTCATAATTTCGATTTGGGACTGTTATTCCTTTTAAGCGTTGAGGAATAAAAGGAAGTTTTCTAATACCAGGAAGATCACCCCAAGCAGTATAAGGAGTTAAATTTTCTTCTCCTAAATACTTTTTTACCCTTTGTGTTATTCTCCCTTTTGGCTCTGTTGCCGAACCAAAAGCAGAGTTACCCCTCGCTACTTCCGCTCTATTTTTCAAGTATTCGTTAATTTGCTTAAATACCCCTAGTTCTTCAGGAGAATAGATAGCATCAAGTTTATGACCTCTTTCCCTTAAAAATTGACTAGATTTATCATAAGTCGGTAAATTATGATCAGTAGCCTTTCCAAGGTACATATCCCTAAAATAAGCCTTAGTTAATTTCTCTGCCGGTGTTCCTTTTACCTGCTGCATATAATTAACTACACTAGCCTTAGGCGATGCCATGATATTGCGAGGTAAATCATCAACAGGAACTCTATAGGCATCCCATTCATCCTTTGATACAAATTTTTTAAGTAGTTTATCTCTATTGATTTTATTAATCTCAGGAGAATGTTCCTTGTAAACTTGTCGATGAGCTAATCCTTCAGGAGTTGCTTCTAAATCTACTTCTAAAGCTTTTTTCTGTTTGGTAAAATGCCTAATTAGCGAATCATTACCACCCTTTGCAGACCTTTTTAACTCTGTAATATTATTGCCGATCTCTGTAATTGCCTTATCAATATGACCTGGACTATAATGTCCGCTTTCTAAAGTAGCAATTTTCTCTTTTAAATCACCAATTTTTGAAATTTTTCCACGAAAACCAGGCATTAATTCATTTAGTATCTGATCTTTAGCTTGAAAACTTAAACCAGGATATTCCTTTTCTACCTGCGTAATTATTTTATTTACTTCTTTTTCAAGCTCTGTAAGTTCTGTTTTAGATTTTTCTGCTAGCCTTTTATATTTATCAGGTAACAAAGATTTATTCTTATTTAATCCCTTTTCTATATCGCCAAGCTCTTTGGCTACAGCTTGCTCCGTATAATTATTTAAATTTTCAGTAGGATATAAATTAGGTGATTCTTCCAGTTTTGCATACAATGGACTTGCTGCTTTTTCCCTTGCCTTTTCTAGCTTTCCCAGTTTTTTACTAATTACTTCTCTCCCTGCTTCTCCTACTTCTATCTGTGTTGGATTTGACTCACTGCCGATGTTATTTAGTTTCCTACGTAAAATCTCATCATTAGCAGTCATTTTACTCTGTATTCCGGTAAAATTTGGAGCATAAGCATTATGTAAATTTGATATATCATTATGTAAAGCTACTTCTGCCGTAACAGGAATAACATCAAGGCCCTCAGGATTAAAGTTCATTAAGTTATCAAGCCCTTTTTCTTTAGTAGTATCCTTAAATAAAGCACTAACCTTTTTTTCTCCTCTTTTAATTGGATTAAAATGGTCTCTCAATGCACTATTAGTTCTAGAAACGCCCCGTCTTCCCGCATAAGTAGTAAGATCGGCAACTATTGGATTAACACCTCCATATTCTTGTAGCAATCCACTTCCAAGCCCTGTTGCTCCTTCAATAGCCATATTTGCAAGTTTTGCTTTCTTTGCCCACGCCCCAGGAACTGCAAAATCTATACCATGACCTATCATCCCTTGTATTTGATCTGGTGCTTCTGCATCTAAATTAAATCCAGCTTCCTTAAATATTGGTCTAGTAATACGATTGGAGGGACGACCAATATTTTCTTCGCTAAAATAATCAGGTTTTTGGCTAAATTCTCTAAACTTCCGAGACCAATCATTCTTATCTTCTTCATCATTTCCAATAATGCTATGATCAAATACGTCAATAGGGTTTTGTTCTTCATAGTCTGCTAATTTTCCTGCTATCCATTTTGCTCCTCTTTCTCCTGCATATGCAAGATCATGTGCTAAATCAATAGGGTATCTTGAAATTACATCTGCGGTCTTGTTTACTAAATAAGGATACTCATCATTATCTACAGCTTCTCTTTCATATTCGTTAGGAGTTGATATTTCATATTTTGAGAGATCAAATTTTTTAACAATAGGTATCTCATTTTCTTGAGGATTCTGAATTTTATATTTAGAAAGATCAAATTTTGCCATTCTATTTCCTAATTAAATTTGGATGATCTTTCATAGCTAGCTCTACTTCATCAGCAGGAACACCAAAATATTGATTGGTATTAGGATCGTATAATCTCACTTTAGGCGTATCATTTTTATTTGTTTCTCTCGAATCTAGTCCTGCTTCTTCTGCGTCTCTAAGCATGATTTTCTGCATTTTCTGCAATATAGCTAAATTATTTTCATCTGATTTGTATGGTGAGATATGCGGTAGTGATTCAAATTCAACTTGATTGGTATAATTCATTAACTTATTAGAATAACCCGCTAGCAATGAACCTAAAGTCTCTATTTCCTCCTGTTCAGGTGTAAATTGTGTTAACCCAACGCCCTTTGAAAATCTTTTAATCAACCCTGCTTCTCCTTTAGAATCCACGCCTGTAGCTTTGGCTAAAGCCTGATTTTTATTAATAGTAGTTACTGCATCATCAATTGTACGTTTTAGTCCTTCCAATCCTAATTTGTGTTTTTTATCAAAAGGAGTTTCTTTTTTCTCTGTAGCTTTTGCAAATTTTGCCAATAAAGAGTTATTATGATACCTCTTCTTCTCCTCCAATGCCCTCTCCTGGAATTTATGATTCCAGGCTTTTTCTTCTCTAGCATTTTCTAACGCTTCTTGTGCTCTTTGATGTTGTAGAATTTGATTTGCTAGCTCATTATTTTCTTGGATTGCAGTTTTTTTCTGATCACTAAAAGTTTTTAAAGCAGGAGTAAGTATACGCCCGAGAACCCCTAAATTATTATTAAAACCACGCTGGACAGGTTCTTTTGATAAAGCTTCACTCATAGTTAATATTGCATTATGTATCGAATCAAAATATTGCTGACGTGATGGTTCAAAACTATTTCTTGATTGACCTACGGCTTTTGCTATCCCTTCATCAAAAGGATTTCTTCTCTCTGGGAGATTCTGTACCTGATTTAATATTTCTTCTTCCATAATTTATATATCTTTAAATTGCTTTATACGGTCTAGCTTGAAAACTATAACCATCTACTATATTTTGCCCATATCTTCTAACCGGCATTATATTTTTTAAATTTGGATCGTTTATGTAATAACCTGGATCGTTACTAAAGTTCTGTTTCCAGAGATGCAGAATGCTGTTATCCATTCCATATACTCCGTTTTTCTTATATATGTTAGCATTTTCAGGATTAGCTCTCATATTATTCTGATAATTATTATACCAAGCTTGTTTTTCAGCTATTAATCTTTGCTTTTCATTTTGCTCATGAATTTGAGCGAGCTGCTCATTATATTTTTTTTTATATTCCTTTTCTTGATTCTGTAAAATTATTCTTTGAGCTTCTAGGTTTCCTTTGTTTTCTTTTGGTACTGGAACATTTATTTGTTGCAAGTTATTTAAAGATACAGAATCTGGAAACATATTAGGATTATTAAAAACATAAGGTTTAGCTAATGTTGTTTGATGTGTTAGATCGTGCATGCCCGGTACTCCTATATATTTAGGATTATTAATAATCTCTTCAGGAGTTTGATTAGGAAAATAGCTTTTCCATTCAGCATTTAAATTTTTCCCCGTTTTCTTAACTGTATTTACATAATTATTATACCATTGTTGTTTTTTGGCTCTTAATTCATCTAATGCTTGCTTTCTTTTATTTTCTTCAGCTATCTTCAAAACCATCTGCCTTTCCTGCTCTTTACGTCTTGCCTCATCTTTTTTCCTTTTTTGCAGCTTAATATTCTCAAAATCAGCATAATTCTTGATACCTCCCATATCCTGATTTAGGTTGCTCTCAAGCTCCGTCTCACTATGACTGACAGGTACAGTTTGCGCATATTGTGCCAAAGCATGAATATTAGGCCTTAAAGACGGCGTATAAACAGAGGGGTTACTACTAACATTGGGATTGGCAAAAATACTGCTAATTTCTGGGCTTACATTGTATTTGACAATATCGCTACCCGAACCTTGTGGCCATTCCTGATTTCTTTGTTCTTCAAAACTCTCCCGCCTCTGATTTAACTCATCTTGCGTATTTAGCCATTTATCTACTCCGAGCTGGTTCATTCCGCTAATCTTGCCAAGTACGTCCTGATATTCAGATAATCCTTGCTGACCTAAACTATTTAACTGGTTTAAATCATTCATGTCGCCTTTATTTAAACTGCTCATTCTTCCACGAAGTACATCCTGCAACAGGTTGTTTCTATTACCAAAACGATTTTTAGCGATTCTATTAATAGCATCCTCGGTTTGTGATAAATGTGATTGTGATCCATAAGTACCTTTTCGCTCATGATCCATGCTGATTCTAGCTTTTTCGGCCTTTAAAAGACGTTTTGTATCTTCATCAAGCCTATCTACTTGTGGATCATAAATTGTAGGTAAATCGTTAATACTGCGTGTTCCGACATTCTCTCGCCCCATTAACGAGCCATAAAGCTTATCTCTTTCTTCTCTTGAGGAATCATTATAATCATGACTTAAATCCCCTAGCAGGCGATGCGATACCGATAAATCTTCTGGTACATTAGCTAGTTGCTGACCGCTATAACTGGGAGTAGGGCTATTATAAAGATTTAGCCCTTTTTCAAGCACTTTAATTGCTGCTGCCTCACCATAAGGTCCCATGTCATCAGGATTACTCCCGCTATTTACTATATTGTACAAAGCCTTCATCTTTTGTTTTGGGGCGTTTAATTCTTCATAAAACCTATTTTTATCTACCGAATTTGCTAGATGTGAATATATATGCTGCTGATTGCCAAATTGTCCCAGCATATTAGTAAGTCCCGCTCTCTTTGCTTTTTCTGCGTTACCAAGTGCATTTAAATTATTTCCGAGTCCTTGATTAAATTCAGAGTCAAAGCTTTGTGCATCTTGACTCAGTGCATCTATACCAACACGAGATAAATCAAGACCTTTATTTAAGGTCTTGTTAAATTTATTATAAAAAGCAGGTTGTCTGTTGTTAACTTGATTACCAAACTGTTTTCCCATCAACCTCCATCCGGTATTACCCACCCCTCTTTGACCTGATGAGAGTATATCTAATAAAGAGGTTTTTTGCCCCTCATTAAAACCTTGTGGAGTTCTATTAAAAACGCTGTTTGCTTCCACAGAATAAGGAGCTGGAGCGTTATTAAACCTATCCTCTAATTCCCTTTTCTTCTGCGTTAAAACAGACATTGGCACACTGGTCTTTCCCCTATATACAGGAGTGGGGTTACTTACCATTCGCCCTACATCACGATTCATAATCCCAAGTGCCTGTTCTCTTAGGTCATTTAAGTTTTTCATGCTAACCCATTAAATAATTTTGTAAAGATTTTGCCTTAGGTGGTAATGTAACTTGCCCCCCTCTCTTGTGTTTGCGAAGATTTTCTCTAAAAACATCAAGTTTACGTGCTCCAGCTGCATTATTACCATCCCCTAAATCAGACACTGTTGATGCATCAAATACATATTCTCCATCGCTAAGTCTTGCATTAATTAAATCATCCTGACCACCGCTATTACCTTTCAAATAACCTATAGGACTTCTAGGGTAATAGGTTTCTTCCATCAGATAAGCATAAGGACTATGAGCACTACCGCCGCCTTTCATTCTAACCGGCCTACCTTCTTCATCCTCATACTCAAGCCAACGACCGGTTCTTGCAAACTCTTCTGGTGATAAAACTCGTCTCCGAACAGAACCCATGTTCTTTATATCTTCTTCTAGTTCCTTTTCTTTTTTCTTTTTTTTCCTTTTTTCCTTTTCCTCTTCAAGTTTTTCTTTTTCTTCTTCACGTGCTTTTTCTATTTTTGCATCTTCTAGAACTTCTGCTATTGTTTGACGAGAGGCGTTTTTATATCTTCTTTCTTCGTCTGCTTTTTGTTCGGGAGTTTTTTCCTTTGGGCGGTTTTTATAATTTAAATACAGAGTTCCTAAACCCAATAATTTTTCTGGTTCCGATAAATAATCCATTGTATTATCGGCTAGTTTTTCCCAAAAACCTCTATCATCCTTATATTTATTTTTCTTTGTAGAATAAGTATTAATATGATTATTATAATAATTGTTATAGTAATTTCTTTCACGAGCCTTATATTTAGCTTTTTCTTCATCTCCTGCACTGATACCTACGTTTGGTGGTAAAAAGTTATAAGTTTGCGGTAGAGTTCTATTATTATCTGTATTAACAGGTTTATAATTCAAGATACCATTTTCAACAGTATCATAAGGAGTTTGAGGCTCATATCTATTGGAAGGTTGAGGATTTAAAAGTTTATTTTCAATAATTTTATAAGGAGTTTGAGGTTTATAATCTATTGGTTTATTTAAACTCGTCTCAACAGCTCTATAAGAATTTATAGGCTTATATTCTTGTATTGGTTTATAACTATTTAAAGTTATTTGAGGGTTATAGCCATTGGTAAATGGAGAAGAATAATTTAAATTATTTTGAAAGGAAAATTGAGAATTTGCTCCGGAATATCCCTGTCTAAATGGAGCAGAGGATGTACCTCCCGGAGCAAATTCTCTAAGTCCGGTAGCAGGATTTATCGTACCACTACCTCCTAAACTCTTTAATATGTGAGCTTCAATAGGATTAATATGGGCAAGCTCAGTATCGCCGTTTCTTCCGTGTCTTCGAATCAGATCGGCAAGTTTTGGTAAGTCCTCATCACCGACAGAGCCACCTCTTTTAAATGAAGATTGTATTGGCTTATTATTAGTCATTCCATGAGCTTTTTCATAAAAATAACCTGGACTATCGTTAAATTGGTAATTTTTAAAAATATTTTCAACAAACCTTTCTACTTGATTTTTTTCTGCTTCATTCAAATTTAAACTATTACCAATCTCAGTAAATTTGTTTATCAACGTTGGTTCGTCTAACTTGCCATTATTTGCATTTAGTGCTTCATTAATGACCATTTGCGATAATTCTTTAGCTTTATTTACTATATCGCTTCTAACAGCTTCTTCTTCACCAATAACATCTACTAAGCGTGGAAAGTTAGAATTTCCTTTTTCTACCGCTCCACCTTCTCTAAAAGAATATTGTTGTCCGTCGGTATCGTAAGCATTCCCATAAGACATATAAGGATCATCATAACCTCCATCTTCATAATGAGAATCAGGCATTTGATTGTCTTGATAAGGGTTTGAATTGTAAGGCTCGGAAGTATTATATGGAGTGTTATAAGTATTTAAATATGGATCGTAATTTTGCATCTTGTTTTCCTAAGCTATAATAAAAATAAAAGCTTTATTTCCATTATATCATAAACAATTTTAATCCATGTTTTTTCGTTATTTTAGTTAGTCATGTTTTCTTAAGCTACTTCTTTCTTTTTGCAAAGGGTAAAATATTGATCTACATATTGCTTAATTTTAATAATACTTTCATCTAATACTTGTCCAATTTTCTTTTGCATTTCTTCATCCCGTAGTACTCTATAGATAAATATTTCCATATCGTTTACTGCATGTTGCGGATTATAAAGCACATAATCACACCAACTACGACCACAAACATACATATTAAATTGCATTTGTATATAATAATCATTTGGTATAGCTTTTAAACCTTCTGAAGATATTTGAAGCAACTGCCGGAAATAGTTGTTTGAGTCAGGTACTTTAATTTCTATAAGGCCGTCTTCATCAATTAAGCCATCTGGAGAACAGGCAAGGTAATCATCTACTATTACTATGCCAACCTCTTTTACAACAGAAAAAGTTTCTATTAGATATTTTGTTTTTGCTATATCTTCAAAATTTAATCCTCTTTGTATATGAATATTACTAAAACTATCCCCATCAGATTTACAGTGTGTTACTATTTCATTAGCTCTGTCATAACAATATTTGTCCTTAGCAGCTTCAGTGCCAAGTAACTTGCTAAAACATGAACCGGTAATCTTGCCTAGTCTAAGGTTATGCCATTCATCACTACACTGCTTGATATCAGTTCTGATCTGCAACATAATTACCTTTCTTTTGTATAATTTAAGATTTTTTCTGTTAATAATTCCAAATATTCTATGTCGCAAATTCTAGCTAAATTTAAAATAAAAATTAGTTCTAGAATTAGTATAGATATAGAACTACCCCATTCATGAAAATTACTAAAAACCATCATGTCTACTACAATAATTAAAACAAAAACAAGGTAGAAAAAAATAGTTTTTATCTTTTTCCAATAAGATGGCTTTTCTTCAAGATAATCTTCATCTTCAAAATGAAACTCAGTCATACTTTTTATAAAATTTATTGTATTCTTCTAAAATATCGGACTCTTTAATAACAGAATATAATTGATTCTTTTGAGCTTTATCCCAAGCACCATCTTTTATATGAGTCATATCTACTAATTCACCCGCTGTTTTTTGCGCTAGTTTTTGATAAATATCAGCTAAAAACAAAGCTTCTTCTTTATATAATAAATTATCTTCCTCTATAGTCTTTATTCCATAGAAAACATTTAAAACAGGGCGGTTTTTAAAAATTTTAACACGTTGATACACATCCGGAGACACAGGCCCTAATTTCCATGCTTCAAATGGTCTTGAAATAAGAGGTTTACCTTTTCTACCTAAATAAAATAAATGGGATAAATACATAAGTTTTTGTAATTGAAGATTACTAATATTCCAATTACTTAATGAACATAATTTTTTTGCTGTTTTAAATGAACTAATAGCCATAAATCACATCTAATTTAATTATTGATTTTTAAACTAGCATCTAAAAATTGCTTTTTCAATAGTTCAAAGTTAGCTATCCCACTTTTGACAGTTTCAATATTACTGCTGTCTATATTATGAAATTTAGTAAATTCTTTGATATTTACCCGATTATTATTACAAAGATTCATTAGTTCACTAATGAGGTCTTTACTTTCTTCTTCTTTTTTGAACTTTGGCACACTGTTGCCATCGTCATCTTCTTGAGTAAGGCCTATTATGGCAGATAAAGCATAACGTCTGGCATAAGTAATTCCTGCTCCTATTTGTTGGAGTGAATTACATTGTTTCATTACGACGTTTTCTATGCCAAAAATAGATTTTAACCACTGGCCTGATTCATGAATTAACAAAGTAACAAGAACCTGCTTATTATCTTTATCTTGAGTAACTAATTGTGAAATTGACAATCCATTATCAGCAAGAGGTTTCTTTACAGCTTGCAAACAACTAGCAAGATCAGCATACTTATAACCATAAGCTTGTTTATCCTTGCTAACGTTTTCAATAAGTGATTGTGCCTTACTTAGTGCTATAGCTAAGGCATCTATCTTTTCGCTCATTAAGTGTTCGTTCTGATTGTTTTCCATACTAATATCCGTATTTATGTATATTATTATTTACTAGTTTTAATATTTATTAATTTTAATATATTATAATTTATGTATATTCGTATTTTATAAATATTTTTTTAAAGCTTCAAAATTTTTTAATGTTTCTTTTTCAATTATAAGAAGATTATGTTTATTAAATGCCTTAATCAATTGTAATAATAAATTACAATAAGTTTTAGGAACTACTACCCATTCATTATTGGTTTGAGACTTAACCCACATTGACAATTCGTGCGTATTCACACCATCAATTTTAGTAAATAACAACCTCATAAATTCTTCTTTCGGAATAAAGCGATCTTTTATAGCCATATTAAACCTCTACTCCTCTAGTTAACGAAAAGTAAGACCGCAATTCCTGATTGGCCGTGTAAGCATTATGCTCGGCGTCCTCTATTGCTTGCTCTAATCCTAGCAGGTCATATTCGGAACTATCCCAATCAACACAGTGGTTTTTTGCTTTCTCAAGTAGAAACTCGTATTTATCAATATCAACCATTAGCTGGTAATAATTATCGCCGTAAGTTTGATGCGGAATGTTATAAAGGTTAGCCCGCTCTATTTGATCTTCCATAAACGCCTCTCTAGCTCTTGCTCCAATTCTAGCAAATGTATTCCTAGCAGAGTCGGATAGTTCTACACCTTGCGTTTTAGCCTCATGAAACTTAGGCGTTTCTGTTATATTAGCAGGTAAATGATCTATTATTTTTTCTAGATTTTCCTGAGCCCGGTTTCTTTCTTCAAAAATTCTTATAGCCTCCTTCTTGGATTCTAAATTTTTTAGAACTTGTAAAGCTTCCTTTGGTGAGATCAACATTTGCCTCAAAGCTTCCTTAGCCTTGGCAACGCATGTATCTTCTAAACTCGGCATGGTAGATTCTAATAACTCATGGCTTGATTCTATTATACCATAATTTACTAGATTATTGATTTTATCGTGATTTTTTTCTCTAGAAAAACTACCTTGACATAAAGGTAGGGTTAAGATATTTTGCATATATCAATCTCATTTTTATGTTGATAAAAAGTAAGAATTGTTGGTCTCAAAATTTATAATTCTTACCACTCATAAGGTTCTTAAAACGTCTTAAGTTTGCATCTTAAGGCGTTTTTTTATGCCTTATGATGTGAGTATAGAGGGGAAAAATAATAAAGTCAAATATTTTATTTAATTATGTAAAATATTTTCTCTAACAGAGTAATATTTTATTATATCTTCAAATTTTTGTGGTTTTAATACAAAAGAACTTAGCCTGCTCCCAGGATTATTATTCCTAGTGATAAGTTTTTCTTTTTCCAACACTTTTAAAGAAGCATAAACCGCAGGGCGAGAGACTTTAGACAATTTACTTAAATCTTTTATACTAGTTATAACTATATCATCTATAGACAATTTAATAAGAGTCTTTAATACTTCCTGATAAGCTGGAGTTAATAGCGCATAACTATCAATAGCTTTTAATAATAATTCTTTGTCTTCCATCTAATTTTACAAAACTTAAAAGGTTAATTTATAATTAGTTTTACTTTATATATAACACTTTTTACTAAAACTTCAATAAAAGTCTTGATTTTACTAAAAGAGTTAATATTCTTGTTTGTTATGTAAGCAAAAATTAGGAGGTTATGGAGAATATTTGTAGGAATTAAAAATCAAGAACGATACTGACAAAAAAGAAAGAGTGCCTACCCGCAAGAGAAAGCACCCTAAACTCCTAATATGATAATTTGGAGTATATGGGTATATTATCTCTTCGTCAAGGTACTTTTTCTAAAAAATTAGAAATTATTAAAATTTTTAGAGAATATGGCAAAACAACAAGAGCAAAAATTAACCTTTACAGAATCATACCCAGACCAACTATGCAAACTCTACTCATTTAAGGAAGAAAAAGCCTCTTATCGTAAGAGTTATATTGAGTGGGATAAGATAAAGAGAGCTAATAAAAAGATCAACCCTGTCCGTCAAAAGTCCTTTTTCCTCAGTAGCCCCGCCAATAAATTGCTTAGTGCAGTTATAGGTAAACTAAGACAAGGCCAAAGAGTACTCTTAAATCATAAATATATTTCCACATTTACACTCGTTGAAAGAAGGCAGAATCAAAATATTATCAAGGAACTAGCAGATATTTTGGATATTACCTACCATAATTCCGTTACTCATAATAACAAAAAATATCGTTATAGTTATGAGTTTGGTTATAAGCAGCAAAACCTTGAAAATACTACCTTTATAGAATATTCTATTGAGAAAAAAATTTCCCGACAAAACGACCCTTTCTATATATATAAAGAAAATAAAGATATTGAAGATATAGATCTGGAATCTAATTTTTTAGAAAATTCTGTAAGTTCTTTTTGTCCTAAAAAACCTGCTAAGGTTAAAAAACGACTTTCTAACCAGCGGAAGAAGTCTACTAACGCCGAGCGTAAGGCAAGAATTTATCATTTTAACCAGTACAAAGAACCTAAAGACCTAAAGCACCATTACCCGTTAAGCAAAGAGGACGGCAGCAAGTTACAAACCTTGTCAGGGCGGGATTTTAGCCTAAATGCGATGAACGAAATACTCCTCGACATGTCCCAGCGGCTAGATAACAGGTTTTGCTCAAAAGCCCAGTTTGTGGCATATTTCGGTAAGTGTCTGCGGTTTGAGATGCGGGACGCTGTCAAAACTGGTAATGATAACTTCCGCATAAAAGCTAATATTTCCAAGGAAGAAGCTCCAAGAAAAACTAAGATATTCGAAGAACAGGAGCTAAAGGCGTATGACCTAGAGAATAGGAATAATGATGGTTTTCAACCATTGACAAATACAATTAAAGCTTTATCTTTTCTAAATTTATAATCAATAAAAAAGAATATATGTTTAAAATATTTTTAGAAAAATTAAAAAACTTTTGGAAGGAAGACAAAAGTGATTATTCAAATTTGAATGGAAATGATGTTTTTATTGGTGATTTTAACCGCTACACAAGTTATAAAGGTATATTGTATATGGTATTATCTAATATAGAATTATTGGATAATACAGAAAATCATATAGGTAAATTTATTTATATTAATGAGTATCACTTTAGTAATATCAATAATATTGGAGAATTTTTAGATAAAATAAAAGATAGACATAAAGTTATTTTTAATGCTAAGTTTAATCTTTTAGCAGAAAATAAAAATTATTATAACAATAAGGAATACTTTAGTGATGTTAAAATTATAGATTGTGGGTATTAAAAAAATTTAACTGTTCTGGTCTTTTTATATGCCGTTTTATTTTTAAAATTTCATATTCACTTTTTAATCCTCGATCAGTCTCAAACTGAGTAATTCTTACTTGACAGAATAGCCTATCTCCCATAGAAAAGGAAATGCTACCATTTTCGATACCATCTAAAAAATCTGAATCTTTTATTATAGCATTGATTTCATTATTACCATCAAAAAGCCTCCATTTATTATCTTTTTTAAAAATAACGGAAACTATAGAATAAACGTGTTCAAACTCCTTTGTAGATATTTCTTCATTTTGTATTTCAGGTTTAACAAATAATATTCCTTCTTCTTTTTCTACCCGCTCCAAGATTTTATCTTCTGAAATAATAGCAAATTCATCATATCCATCTTTTGCTAATGGTTTTGCTATAGCTTCATTTAAATTTTCTCTAATTTTTATATTGTTATAAAGTTCAAGGACACGTTTTTCAACTTCAATATATTGATCGTCTTCGCGATATATTCTAATATTTTTATTGTTTATAGGTTGAATTTTATTAACTTTCTTTTTTCCTAAAAATTTAATTATACCTACACAAGCTGATACTACGCTTAGTATTTCTATACCGTTTAATGTTGCTTGCGCAGTATCAGAAATAAGAAACTCTTGTAAATTCTGTAAAAAACTTTGAACAGTTACAAAATCTATTTTAAATGATCCAGTTTTAAAAGAGGCCTTGATATTTACTTCTGACTTAGTACGTCCATGGTTTAATACCTTATCTGCTTCCTCAAATATTTCTGCTATGGCTAATAAAGCAGATGCAAGAGATTTAGCATTTATCTCGTTATCTTTTAAGGCTGATCCATCGTATACAATGTGAAATATAGCTCTACTCATTAGTTACCTATTATTTCTAACTATCTCGGTAAAATCCGACCAGTCTTCTACTTTAAAAGCTCTAATATCTCGTACTGAGTCAGAGAACCACTGAACATTAGAGAGTTTATTAATTACCTTATAAACAGTTGTAAGATCGTTTTTCTCATTTTTGGATAGATACAAACTACCTTGTGTTCCAATAAAGCCTAAATCTTCCATCATGGCTCTAATTTCATCTTGATGCTCCTTTAATTTTGTTTCTTCTATATCAAATAATATTGCATACATTTTATTAAATACCTATTAGAAAATATTTGATTATGATTAAATAATAAGTAATATCTTTTTTGAACCTTGGTTTATCCAAGGCTCGGCCGCTGTCAATCGGCCAATGGTAGCATCGAGTAATTTGTGTTCTTAACATAAATTACCTCTTTAGTTACAAGCTCCTTGCTTTAGCTGGGGGTAGTTGACCATAAGCTTTGTTGTAAGACCCTTTCTAAAGGGTCTTTAACTTAGCTACTTCCATGTTGAATGATATTGCGTACATATACTTTTAAATCGCTGTTCAATTAAAATTTACTAAATATCCATTTTAGTCCTGCACCAATTATTAATAAAACAATTGCATAGATAACAGTTAATGATTTTTTAATTGTAAGCCATTTATCTTCTTTTATATATTTATCTATAATATCTTCAATCCGTTTTCTTATTTCTGAATCCGATGCAATTAATTGCTTTATTATTAATTTTAATACTTCATCTATATTTTTTTGACTTTCTGCTGCTGCACAAAAGTCTTTAGCAAAGTTTTGGTGTTCAAATCTTTTTTCAATTTTTTCTATTTCAGCTTTTGGACTATAATTGTCAGTATTTTCACTCATTATCACCTCTGATAGAATGTTTAGCAGGTGCAATAAGGGTAGATTCTCCATTTGATTTGATCCAAAGAGCTTTATCTTCTGTTTCAAGTAAAACACTAACAGAGAATCTTAATAAAGATTGCATATCTTTAAAATTCCATTTTTTTAAAGCTTCTTCTATTTTTGCTTTATCTCCGTTATCTAATTCAAGAATTAACTTATTCCCTTCTTCTTTAGTTTGAACTGACATAGCATACTATCCTAATTTAAGAGGTTATGTATACTCTTATAGCACGAAACCAAGCTTAGTTCTATAGCCTTTTTAGGCGTGCGTATACTAGTATACGTCTAAAGTTTAAGCCTTTTGGTTGCGCGCGCGCGAAGCTCTCCTTTTGGGCTAACATACATATATAGTGTACTGCGTGTTATTTTTAATTCTTTGCAAAGATCGGTTACAGAAGTATCTCTATTTTTCATAGCGGCTTGAGCCATTCGCACTTGCGCTTTACTTAATTGAAATTTTCTACCACCATTCGTACCTCTAGCACGAGCTGCAGCGAGTCCTGCTTTTACGCGCTCGCTAATTAAATCACTTTCAAACTCAGCAAGCGATGCAAATATTCCAAAAGTTAAACGTCCTGCAGCGGTAGTTGTGTCAATATTAGCTCCTTGTCCTGATAAAATACGAAAACCGATATTTCGTTTTGTAAGATCGGTGATAGTTTTGACTAAGTGAGAAAGATTACGCCCTAATCTGTCAAGTTTCCAGACTACTAAGACATCATGTTCTCTCAAGGATTTTAAACAAGCCTCTAATCCCGGTCTTTTATCATTTCTACCTGAGGCATAATCTTCGTAGATATAAGCCCCTTGTACGCCGTGTGCTTTTAGAGCATCTAATTGGAGATTTGTTGTTTGAGAGCCATCTGCTTTTGAGACTCGCATATAACCGACAAGCATAATATTTGTAATTTTTCACCTGTTTAAATAACAACTCAATTAAAACATGTATTTTTAAATAATGTGTTGTTCATTATATCATTTATTCAATGTATTGTAAACCTATTATCAAATAAATGACAAATTGTATAAAATTATTACTTTGTACGACTTTATTTATGTTTTGAGCGATTTTCTTTATTTTTTTGTAAATTCTCCAATGCCTGAGTTAATATGGCGATAAAGGCATTTTTTGCAGAAAAACGCAGGTTGAGCGCGCGTTTTAAATGAAATCGCACTTGACTTTAGGAGAGCAAAAGCACTTCTCCAAAAGTTTATGGGTTTTCCCCAGAAACTCATGGAAAGGCAAGTCTTCTCTATCTTGTAAGGTAATTAATTTAAGCGAAGTATGTAAAATCGCAGCGAAATGCACAAAATCGCAGAAAAGTCAAAAAATGAATTTTGTTTCTTGGAAATGAATTTTGTTTCTTAGTCTGAAAAAGCTTATTGTATAAGGGATAGAAGTTAAAAAATACTAAAAAAAAAGAATGAATTTTGTTTCTTGGAAATGAATTTTGTTTCTTGGGAATGAATTTCATTCTTAGTCTTACTGATGCATATAAAAAATAGATAAATCGACACATAACTTTTAGGATAGCCGAAAATCTAATCTTTTAAATAATTCCTATTTTCCCAGAAAAACCAGTCTACATATATCTTTTAGGCATCCCAAACAAGTACTTTTTCGGCACGAAAATCACATGTTCGCTCACACATTTTAAAAAAATACATTAGAATCATTCCCCCTTAAATATTTCCACAGTTGGTGGTGGGGGAATATGGCAAAAAAGTTACTCCCCGATTTTTAGGGATGTCCATGTATAAAATATTACAATAGTAAAATTATTTGTATTATTCTCAATTGACAGGACTTGACAGTTTTTTAAGTGTTAGTTAACTTATCTGAGCTAATGGTGAGTGACATCATCGTTACAAGCAACCTCTCATGCTAGGGGTTATGTTATCTATAAATGCCTCTGGCATGAAGGATATCATTGGTTTGTAACAACCATGTCACGGCCCCTGGCACTTTTTAATCAAACATAATTGGTATATGAAAAGCAATTGGGAGGATTGTATAACATCGCTAACGGCACAGTTAGAGATGGTAAACAAAAGTTTAGAAGAACGGCATAAGGAGGTACAAAAATATTTAGAAGAAAACCCTAATTGTCATAATAAAGCTTTGTTATTGATAGCAGAGCAAAAAGCAGCTCAAAATGCTTTTCAGAGTTTAGAAGACAAAATACATGACATGATTATCTATTTATGTCGTGCGATGACTGTAAGTAAAATGCACAGCTTAAGTAATTTAGTAGGGGAGGATAGCTATGAACTGGAATGATGATGACCCATTTATAAAATGGGGTACGAGGATTTATGTTGTGTCAGTGCTTATTGGGATGCCGATAGCTTGTTATTTAATATTGGGGAAGTTATGAGAAAAAAATCAAAAAACAATAATTACCATACAATTTTGGATTATCAAAAATTAGGAAATGAACTTGCACTTAGGTACTATAGTAATCCTGAGTACCTGAGGATTAAAAATTTATCAAAAGAAGAGTTAAACCAATTACCACGTTCATTTTTAGACTATTTTGGTTCATCGTTTCCAGAAATTCTAACCATAACTGACCATTACCATGACATAGTTACTCCAGATGGCAGACCTGATTATAGAACAATTGAAATTTTATATTTATTAACACAGTATCAGTATACTCTCCGTTCTGATTTCCCTGATGGATTTGTTGTATATAATGGCTTTAAAGTAAAGTTTTGGGATGGAGGAAATGATAATCTTATTTACCTAGGAGCTTTGCTAGAATTAGGAAGCAATTTAAATTTGCATTTATTATCTTATATAGTTACTGATGCTCCCTATAAAAAATTTCCATCTATAAAAAATTCTTATATCAAATTACAGGAGTTTTTCAATGAAACAGAAGAGAATATAAAACATGCTCTAGTTTCTTTACAAAACCTAAATTTAATAACTTTTTCCGAAGAAAATAATGGTGATCTAATTATTAACTTAAATAAAGATAATATTTTAAAATTAGAGAAAAAACATAGTAAATATTCTAATTTAGAAGAAGACATCAAAATTAATAACCATTATAAAGAACGTATTATACCAAAAACTCCCGCCTGTCCTCACTGCTTAAAAGAACTTAATATGGATAATATAAAATCTATACTAAAAAATTATGATGAAGAGGGAAACGAACTTTAGTAAGCAGGATATAGAATCTATGCTAGAAAACTCTGATTATGTGTATTTACCATAATAAGCTTTTATCTTATCATCATATTTCTTACATATTTTTTCAAATCCACTGCCTGCTTCTACTTTTATTTTGTCTACATCACTTTTTAAAAGCCAACGTTTACTTTTTTTATAGGAACTTTTAATCAAATTCCAACACGTAAGCTGATTAAGTTTTTGTAAACTTATATTTAAAATTTCAGCAGCTAATCTTACTGATATATATTCTTTTCCTTCTATCATTATTGTTGATACATCAGCTGGAATTGCATATTTTTCTCTTAGTTCTTTAAGCTTAATATCCATTTCTTTTTTATATTGTGCCATTATAAGAGTTTCCTTTTCAGCAAACTCTTTTATTAGTAATTCACTTTCTTTGTGAAAAATTACTAAATTTTCAACATTAACCTTTTTTATAAAATTTTTGTTTTTTATTTTATATTTAAAACTGTAAAGATATCTAATTAGTTTAATATTTTTACTCTTTAAAATTTCCGCAGCTTCTTTTAAGCTTACATACTCCTCGCCTTCTATTATCAAGGGATTAGTTATATTATTTTTCATATAGACATTATTATATTTACAAATATTTTTTTAGTTCACACAAAAACTGGTTTTGACCTAATCTATCAGTAACCCCAAATTCTTTAAACTCGTTTTCTAAGAAGTTAACAACACTTACAGCAAAACCCCTCGGCACTACCACCCACTCATCATCAGTTTTAGATTTAATCCACATTGACAAATCATGAGTTGATATCTCTTTATCTATAATCTTAACTAAATCAGTTATTTCTTCTTTTTTAATTTTGTAATCATTTATCATTATATTTTACCTAATTTTTGCATAATATTCATCTCTTAATTCTTTAATTGCTTTTAACTTTTGGTTTTTAATTTCTTTTTCTATAAAGACTCTTTTTTCAGCACTTCCTTTTACCATAAACTTACTTTTTATAGCAAATTCTTTGCGTAAAAATTCTAATTTTTGATTAAATTCTTTATAATTTTCTACATTAATTTTTTTAATCCAAATTTTATCTTTGATTTTTAAATATTTTAAAAGTGGGTCTCTATAAATCTGGTAAACTGATTTAAATTTTATCTTTAAAAGCCAAGCACATTGTCTTAAATCTACATATTCTTCGTTGTCGATTATTGTAAATTCACCTTCTTGTTTTTTTAATTCTGATTCCACCATCTCGAGTTTTTCTAAATTTTTTACCTCTGTTTGTATTTCTAGGGCTTTTTCTTTCTTATCAAAAAAGAATAATGCTATAGTATAGCCAATTAATGTTGGAATAAATAAAACTGATAATCCAAAATGTCCGAACCATTCTATTAAGTAAATAAGCCCAAATGAAGTTATAGCAAACATAAATCCTCTTCCTAAAGAATATTGAAGACCAGCAGATGTAAAACGTTGTAATATGTTAATATGTTTGTAAAATATTGAAAAAGCTGGGAGTCCATGAAGAGCAAATAATGTTATTCCTACTTGAATTAGAGTTAATTGATAAGGTTCACTGACATTATTTAATAGGAAAGGTAATAGAATTACTAATACTGCTGATATAACAAGCTGTATTTTTAATATTCTTAGCGGATGTATGTAATAACTAGCTACCATCAAAAATACTATTCTAAAGATCTCTAATAAAGAAATAAAAAAATTATGATGAATTATCTCAGCAGATGAATAATTAAAAAAGTTTTTAAATAAAATTCCGCAGTGAATGTAAATAAAATAATAATATAACGGAAAAACAGCTTGAATTATAAATAAAGCAAATAAAACTTTTTTATCAGACTGGTGTTTTTTCGTGTTTTTTACTAAAATTTTTGCTTCTTTTATTGAAATATTCATAGTTTCTACAAGAGTATCTATCTTATATTTAATACTAGAGAAGTCATGACTTTCAACAAGTGATTTTCGTGCCTGCATTCCAACTATCGCAACTATTCCCCCTATCCAAAAAGCAATCCGCCAATCAAATCCTTGTGTCGTTACTAAAGAGGCTATCCCTAAAGCGAAAGTTCCACCTAATGCTCCAAATAAAGAGGTAATTCCTGATAATGGATATTGTATAGGAGGTCTTGAAGTTTCCATAAGATAAAGATCACAACTTGTTATTTCTCCTACTGATGAGATGCTTTGTAATATTCGACATAAAGAAATCCCTACAGAAGCGCCAATACCAATTTGAGCATAGGTAGGTAAATTAGCCATAATTACACAGGTACCTCCCATAATCATAGTTGTTATAGATAGTACTATTGTACGTCCAAAATTATCTCCTATTTTACCGAATATCCAAGCCCCTAATGGTCTAAATGCAAATGTTGTAGTAATTGAGGCAGCAGTTACCCATTTCATTATCTGGGGATTATTGATATCAAAAAATAGTTCATTAAGTAGTACACCCATATGAACGTACAACATTAAATCGGCGTATTCTAGGAAAGTTCCAAATGATAATAAGGCAACAGCTTTTTTCAAAAGTGGAGACAAAGAATGGCTTGGAAGTGTTTTTATTTTCATAATTTTAACTTTATTTACTTTGTTACAATCTGCATTTATATCAAAAAATTTTAAATTAAGCTAGGCAAAATTATTAGTAAATTTTTGCCATCTGTTTTTTATAAATATTATGCAATATAATTACCACTTCTTTTATTAAAGATATTAATTACATGAGTAAATGGGACATAAAGATAGAACAAAGTATTATCGGAATAAAGGTAAAATGTGTAAAAAAGGATAAATTAAGAAAAAGTTTTAAAACTTTACAATATGTAATTGATGTATTGATGGAACTATCTAAAGAACTAAATCAATTTCCTATAAAACTTGATGATTTAGCAGACAAAATAAAGAGACATAATAGAAATGTACAAAAATATATAAGCATACTGGAAATATATGGATTTATTATAAAAAGTTATGACTCTGAGAGGTTATGTATAACACTTATAAAATATTCAACCAATATAGAATCAATAATTTGCCCTATAGATCATTTAGTAGAAAAAATAAAAAGTCTTATCGAAGAAGAAAATTCTAAATTTAATAACATAGAAAAGGTTTTATGATTTACCTCCTCTCCCCCCTCCTCAAAAGAATCCGCCACTTACTAGCATCAAGAGCCGAACACAAACGCCTTAAGGAAATAAGGAAAGCTTTGCAAAGCTACGGCTTAAGACGGGGATTTAACCGGAATAATAATAACAAAGGTAATTTATGACTCCACAAAGACAGGAAGATATCAAAACAATAGCATCTCGCATACGTAGGATTGTGAAAGGAACAGAAGGGATGCCTATGTACACTAACTTCTGGGACGATTTAGATACATTATTGCACTTGATTTTAGAGGAAAAAGGTGAGTAAGGCCGTAAAAACAAATACTCCTACTCTTACCAATAAACAGCAATTATATAAAATTGTTGTGGATTCAAGAGGTAATCCTGACGCATTGGCTATTAACTTATATTGGGATGAGTTTAGATCATGGTATAACCATAAGAAGATACATACAAGTAGTAAGATAATAAGAATCCCTAAATTATATAAGTATGGAGTATATGCCTCTTATAAAGAGTTAGCCGAAAAATATGGAGTTACGACCGATACTATTAGAAGGAAAATAGTTAAGCTAGAAGAACTAGAGTTATTAAGTAGAGATTTTTATACAAATAAAGAAAACCATAAAGTTTTATACAATCAACTAATTATTTACATCTGGCAACAAACTCCTCATTTTTTTAATCCTATAGGGCTTGATAGGATGCTTATTGAGGAGTTAACGCCATCAACAAATCACGAATATATATCATCAAAATATAATAATGAAAACAAAGAGGCCTATAAACAAAATCAGCACACCCCCCCTGTTGAATTTAAGGATACCCCTCTCCTTACAAATAAGGACACCCCCTATACTGAAATTAAGGATATTATAACCCAAGAAAATAAGGATACCCCAATACCCTTGCAAGTTAGTAATTCCTTAGGGTTGGAGGTAGAGAGGGGTATACTTACAAATCAGCACACCCCTCTCCTTACCGGTAAGGATACAAATATACTAAGAGTAAATAATCTCTATACCTTTGGTATAGAGAGATTATTTACGGTATATAATATTAATAATAATACGCACGCGCGGATATTTACCGATAAAAACGATAAAACTGATTTTGTTGATAAAAATAATAACATTGATCAATCAGTTCATACAAATTCTGTAGAAACAAAAATTTTAAACTCTAAAAAAGAATCTAGTTACGCAGATTTTGCTTTTGGCTCTCTTGCGAAGCCAACGCAATCTGCTGTTGATGAATGGGAAGAAAATGAAACAAAAGAACTTGCAGTTTTGCTAGATAATGATTGCATTACTGATCCTGTAATTCCGATAGACCACGAAGAAATTGTTGATGATGAACAAGCAACCCGAAAAATGCTACTCTCTAAAGCTCTGTGGAGTACTTTTGGCGAGCAGCGATCAGGCGAGATACAAGATGATTACAAGTTTGTAGAAACAGAACCGCACAAGGTCTGTATTCAAACCGAAGAAATGCGGTTAAACGATATTGAAAAAGCTAAAATACGGAAAGCTATTCAGTCTGTCTACGGCGAGGATGTAACGATAGCAATGCAGATAATCGCTCCGGTAGAAAATGAACCGATACCTAGTGATGAAGATGCTAACTTAGAATATTCGGTAAGTAAGCCTAATTGGCTTAATTTTAAATCTGTAATAAAAAATCATTCTTTGTTTGCTGCCTTAAATAATCCGTCATTAAAGATTACTGAGGAGTCACTTGAAAAAATTATCATAGAGGGGGTAGCATTTCTTATTGAAAGGATAATCGAGCCTGGAAGTTTAGAAGAGCTTGAGAATGCTATTTTAAAAACAGGTTTGACTTTAGAATTACACACTAAAAACGTTCATCCTGAGTATAAAAATTTTGAAAAACAACCAATTGTTTTAACTCCTGAAAAGGTACTAGAGGATAAAGCATGGTTATCGAACATAAGAATAGCTGAGTTACAAAAGTCAAATACAACTGGAAGGTTTATTGAGGTTAGGGAAGAAGAGCCGGTAAATGATTATGATAGTGAGTCGACTACAAAATGTAGTCAACTGAAATTAACAGCAAGAGAAGAAGCAATTGTTAATAATTTTAATGATATGGAATTGTTGGCCTTAATAGAAAAACAAGCAAGTCAAGCATAGGAGGAGTAAATGAGTGAACTAGAAGCTAGAAAATACACGTCAATTCGCAATTTAAGAGAAGAGATTAGGGCGGATATGGAGGATTATAAGCTTTTATGGACTGATGAAAATGTAGGACAAGAAGGTAGAAATGGTCCAAGTTTCTTATTTGATGCTAATAAAGAGGGTATTCGTAACTGGTTTTCAAAATATTTAATATCACAAATTAACAACAATTTATCAAAATTAAAAGAATTAGTGGAGCAAAACAATGAGTAAATGGATTAATTTCAACGATGCCGAAGACCAAACCTTTTACACGTTGATACCTCATAGAACCATAGCAAAAGTAGTAATGCTTATAAAAAAAGGCGGTTATGTTACAAAAGAGTTTCCTGATGGATATGCGACTAAAAGCGATTTTACAAGCAGTGTATACCTTGCTTGCGAATTTGTAATTTTGAATGGAGAATACGAGAATAGAAAAATATGGAGTTATATCGGTCTTCATAGTGATAATTCCGAGAAATATGGTGAAATCGGTAGAAGCACGATTAAGGCAATACTTAACTCTGCGTATAGTATACACCCAAAAGACAATTCTTCAGACGCCGTAAAACAGAGAGAGATAAAAAACTTTGCTGATTTGGATAACCTTGAATTTGTTGCTGAAATTACCATTAACGATAAAGGACAGAATCCAAAGAACGAAATAAAAACAATAATTACTCCTGATCATCCAAAATACACTGAGTACATGGATAGCAGGAATAGTAAGATAAAAGTAAAAATAAATTACAGTCAAGCTAAACCTGAGAAGAGAAACGAAAAGTTTGTAGGTGATGAACTTCCATTTTGAAAGAAGGTAAATCAATGAGAGATAGCGTTGAAATAGAAATTATAGGTTATGTAGCGAGTGATCCTGTTATGCCAAGCCCTGAGAAGTATCCTGATTTTATAACTTTTCAGATTGCGATTACAAACAGCAATAAAGATACAACATGGTTTAAATGCCAAGTAGGTACTAAAGGATTAACAGAGGTCGTTAAATCATATGTAAAGAAAGGAAATGGAGTATTTGTTAAAGGTTACCCGAAAGTGAATGCGTATATTGCTAAAGACGGAACTGCTAAAGGGGCGATTGAAATAAATGTTAACTATTTGAATTTACTGGGTAATTGTAAAAAGAAAAAGTCGGATAACTATTGATTTTAAAGCCTTGGGTGTAATTATGAGACAAGAAATACAAAGCTGCATTACTAACCTTTATGAAGCAATAGAGAATTATAATACATGTCGTGAATTTAGTGAAATACGTTATTGGTTTTTGCGTAGTGTTCTTGGACAAAACGATAATTTTTTAGCTTGCGTATCTCAAATAGATAAGCAGAAAAAGTTAATAACTAAGAACTTAACTCAGTTATCGGAATCAGTGGATGATCTTGAGATATTTATAAACCAGTGTAAACATCTGGTATTGCTAGAAAGAAACAAAAACCAAAAGTTTGCAAAGCATTACGAGAGATACCATATAAAATTAAATGGAGTAGTATATGAAACAAAAGTGTGAAGAAATAATCATAGATCAGTATTTAAAGGGAAATATTACCAATGAATTTAAAAATAATATCCTGGCGGGTTTTAAATTAATAAAAGAGAATAATCCTGTTTTAAAAGAACTCCTTATGGAATTACAAAATAATCCGATAGAAGCTCTTAAATATGGTGAAAAAATGTTTAAAGATATAGGTGATAATTATAAAGAAGGAATTTTAAAACATAATCCTAAACCTTCACATGAAGAATTGTCTTTACTGTTAAACGAATTAATAAAAGAAGATGAGGAAGAAAATAAAGATCTGGGAGAATCAGAATGAGCAAAAACACTCCTATAAAATGGCATACTGCTAATATAAAACTTTCCGAGCTAAAAGAGTATCCTGATAATCCAAGGAAAATAAGCAAGGAAATGCTGGATAAATTAGTTGCTCATATAAAGGAAGATGGATATCACCAAAGAATAATAGTAGATAACGATTATACTATTATCGGCGGTCATCAGCGCAAAAAAGCTTTATATATGGCAGGTTACGATGATGATACAGAAATAGAAGTGTTAATGCCGAGTAGAAAACTACTACCTGCAGAAATAGACAGGTTAAATATTAGAGATAATCTAGCGTTCGGTGAATATGACTTTGATGTACTAACAGAGCGATTTGATATGGAGGAGCTATTATCTTTTGGTATGGATAAGGAAATACTCGCACCTGTATTTGATAAAACCATATTAGAAGAAATAGGGGAAGAAGAGGAAATAGAACTCCCAGCAGAAGCCACTTCTAAGCTAGGTGATATTTACCTGCTTGGGTCTCATCGTTTAATGTGCGGTGATAGTACTAATCCGCAGCATGTTGAAAAACTAATGAATGGAGTAAAGCCGATTTTAATGGTAACTGATCCGCCGTATGGGGTCAATTATGAGCCTGAGTGGAGGATAGAGAGAGGTAATACAGTTACAGGTAAAGTGCTAAACGATGATAGATACGACTGGTCTGATGCTTATGCGTTATTTACTGGTGATATTGCTTATATCTGGCATAGTGCTAAGTATACTCATAAATTTGCTGAACATATAGAGAATAATGGCTTTGAATTAATTAGCCTTATATTTTGGAATAAGCATATGCATGTTTTGAGTCGTGGTGATTATCATAACAAACACGAGCCAGTATGGTACGGCGTTCGGAAAGGAAAAAATCATAATTGGCAAGGTAAACGTGATCAATCTACTGTATGGGATATAGATAATAATATTTATGGGTCTAAAACAAAGGAAGAATCGACAGGACACGGCACACAGAAACCAATAGAGTGTATGCTTCGGCCTATACTAAATAACTCTGCGCAAGGTGAGAGTGTATACGATCCGTTTGGCGGTAGCGGTACTACGTTAATTGCCTGCGAGAGGTCAAAACGTAACTGTTACATGATGGAATTATCCCCAGCTTATGTTGATGTTATAATAAAGAGATGGGAAAAAGAAACTAATAAAAAAGCTGTATTATTGAATGAGTAAACCAAAAAAAGATATTACGCCGGAGGAGTCCGCACAGGTTGAATCATTAGCGGCGCATGGTCATACACAAAGAGAGATTGCTTATTTCCTAAAAATACCTTACAGGACTTTTCAAAGAAAGCTTAAAGAGGATAGTCTTTTAATGACGTCCTGGAGGAGGGGTCGCTTTAAGGGCAAGGAGTATGTTCTTTCAAGGCTTATGAGGTTTATAAAAAATGATGATTTAAACGCCGTCAATTTAAATGCAATTCAGTTTTATTTACGCAATACTGGTTTTGGCGTGGAAAATAATGATGATAATAATGAGTTGCAAGTATCATTTGGTAATAAATCTGCTTTAGAAATAATAGATAGTACCTTAACTGCTTTAGAAGAAAGAGAGATAGGTGTTTCTAAAGCTCAACAACTCACTAGTCTAGCCTTAGCTAAACTTAATATAGAAAACAACGGCTCTAAGGATGATCAAGCACTATACCAACAAAGGAGTAAAGAGGAAGCACTGGAATTTGCAGCTAAAATAAAGGAAGCAAGAGAGAATTTGCAAGTGATTAAGAAAAACAAGATTAAATCAAATGATTAAAATGATAAATTTCATGGTACTTACATTAGTAAGTAGTTTTATTCTCATGTGTTTGGTTAATCCAGATAAGTTATTATTAATAATAAAGGGATTACAGTATAAAAAATTTTTAATATTTGTTCTTGGTATTATATATATTACTTATATTTACTATCTTATAAGGTATTTATTAGTAAAATTAATATTAGATCAAAATGACTAGTAAAAAAAGATTATATGGCACTAACAGCAAACAAGCTACTATATCGTTATTTAAAAAGCCTCAAAAAGCAGATTTTGATATAAAGGACAAAGATATAGAAAGTGCAGAAAGATCAGATCGGAATTACGCACTAGCCCGTTATAGGGAAATCGTAGCAGCTCGTAAGGTAAAGGAAAAACTACGTCCAAGAGAACCTGAAGTATATCACCACGACATCTTTAAAAGATAACTAATTATTTCTTTATATTAATATTTCACTGTATAAATATTATATTTAAAATATATATCTTTATTTTATTTAATAAAAATAACTTTACATATTAAAATAGTATGATATATATATCTTTAACTAAAGTTATAAAGATATATGAAAATAGTTTCCATACTAAATCAAAAAGGCGGTGTGGGTAAAACTACACTTGCAACAAATATCGCAAGCAAACTTCACTTAAATGGTTCAAAAGTATTACTTGTTGATTCGGACCCTCAAGGCTCTGCTAGAGATTGGCATGCAGTAGGTAATAGTGAAATAGCTGTTATAGGAATGGACAGACCAACTCTTGAAAGGGACGTAAAGAAAATAGCTAATGATTTTGATTGGGTTATCATTGACGGCGCACCTCAATTAACCAATATGGCGGTTTCTGCTATAAAATGTTCTGATTTAATCATTATACCTGTCCAACCATCACCATACGATATATGGGCATCTGAAGAGCTGGTAGACGTGATAAAACATAGGCAACAAATTACTGATGGAAATCCAAAAGCTTATTTCTGTATCAGTAGAAAAATATCTACAACTTCTTTAAGCAGTGAAGTAACCGAAGCTTTAAAAGGATATTCTATGCCGATAATGAAAAGCTATACATCCCAAAGAATTGCGTATGCCAAGTCAGCAGTAGATGGGCAATCTGTTTTTGATACTACTAACAATGATGCAATACATGAGATTACAAATATAGTAAATGAGATTAAAGAGATATTATGAGTTCACTAAAAACCGGTCGTCCATCAATAAATAAAGAGAAAGCACTTAAACAATTAGAAGATAATAAAAATGCTAATTTAGTAGTTAAGGTTGAGAGGAGCTTTCACAAGGAAATAAAGCGTTATTCTCTAGAACATGATTTGACACTTGGTGAACTGGTGCATAAGTCTTTACGAGCATATATGGGTAAATAATGAACTTTATAGAAATAATAAAAACGATATACGAACGATATGCCGTTTTCTGAACTGTACGAAAAAAATCGTATAATTGACAACATTACTATCCAATAACTCATTCCAGTTATCTATGCTAGTTTTACCCTTATAATTTATCTTTTCTTGTATACAATTATATTTACAATGTATATAATATATAATACAATGTATTTATATCCATTAAAATATAATATAGGTTAATATAATGTATACAATTAGCGCTCGTATTCCAGATGAATTGAACGAAGCTTTGTCTAAAGTTGCAAAAGTAATGGAAAGACCAAAAGCATTTTTGATAAACAAAGCTATTGAGCTATATATTAGAGAAGCAGAAGAAGATATAGAAGATGCTGAAATAGCTCTTGCTGTTATGAACGATAAAACTATGAAATGTTATACTTCTGAAGAAATAAAAGAAAGATTAGAGGCTAAATATCGTGCAGAACACAATTTATAAAGTTAAGTGGAAAGAAGCTGCTGAAGATAACCTAGACGAGCTTCCTTCAGAGATTGCCTTAAAAATTTACGATAGAGTTGAAAGCCATTTAGTACAAGCACCAAAACAGCTAGGAAAAGCCCTAGTCGGTCAGTATAAAGGTTTATATCGGTATAGGTATGGAGATTATAGAGTACTATATGAAATAGATCTGCATAGTAAATCAATTATTATTGTTAGAATTGGAAATAGGAAAGAAGTTTATTAAGAATGCGGGGTCATTATGAATCATGTAGAAAACGATGAGGTTAAACTTGTTCTGCTTAAAAAAAAATCAATAGTCTATATCACCACTTAAATTAATATCTTTAACTTCTTCATTACTACAAATAAATTCTATTTCTGTATTTTGACGTATATTTTTTCCCTCTTCAAATGCAAAATAAAAATCATAAAGCTCCTTATTTGTCATTGGGTGTTTTAAATTATATTTTAAAACAATATTTTCCAAATTTTTTCCGATAAAAAACTGTGCGCCTTCAATAGTTATTTCACTATCATATAAATATAATTTTTGTAAAGTTGGATGTACACTTAAAAATCCAGCTCCTACATTAGTGATTTTAGAGCTATCTATACTTAATTCTTTTAAACTAGTGTTTCTAGATATATATCCCGCTCCTTGATCTGTTATCTGATTCTCCGGTAAATACAAATTTTGTAATGTTGTATTATTTTCAATAAATTGTAGAGCTTCATCAGTTAAATATCTACTTAAGACTAATTTCTTTATTGTTGTATTATTCATAATCAATTGTGCAATCATCATATCAGGGCAGTAACAATCATTAAGATTAAGATCAATAATAGTTTTATTACATATAAAAGCATTTATCATTTCTAAAAATTGTTCAAAGGTTTCTTCATCAAATTGTATGAGATTTGCTTCTAAAGATAATTTTTTTAAAGCACTTTCTGCTAACGCTTTTGCACCGATAGGTCCTATATTATTTTCATAAAGATTAAGCTCTTCTAAATTATTAATACTTGCTAAAGCAATTGCTCCATTATCTCCAATACTATTACATGATAAATCCATTTCTGTTATACATGGATTGTTCTTAAGGGCATTTACAAGTAAGGTAACTTGTTCATCATTAAGCCCCTCTTCAATTCTTTCTCCATCAAAAGTTTCAGCAGATATTGCTAATTTTGTACCAATAAATGTTTTATTTTCAATAGCCTGTAGGAGTATATTAAGTTCTTGATCTTTCATAAAAAAATACTTTTATTGTATTTAGGATAGAATAATTGTACCATTATATAATTATAAATCATAATACTTTTAAGTCATATGGCAAAAGAACGCGAGAATGATGGAGAATTCAAACAATATAACCCTACTATTCCTGGAAAATGGAATAACCAGAATCTAAATAATATTGATTATAGACAATATGACCCTAGAGGCATTTTTACCAATCAAAATCAAGGTCCAATGATTACTAACGATAATGCCTTAGCAACTGCTTTTTTTAATGCAAGATATAACTATAATCCTGTTGATCGTTCAGCAACTTTAAATAGAGATGATAATTGGGGAAGCAATGCAGGAGCTGTACAATTATTTAATGTTAATGCTCCTTTGACACGAGCATTTAGCAGTATGTCAACTCCCATAAAGAGCACTGCTTTTGGACATTCTGAAAAAATAGGTATGCGTGATGTACTGGATCAGTATATGCAACAGCCGCAAAATGTTAATAATGGAGGATTAGAACGCCCAAGTCATTATTTTCAATCAAATCACCCGCGAGAGCAACCTCAAGAAATACTTCAAAATTTAGTTCGTAATGCTAATCAATATCGTGATTACTTACAAAATCAAAACGCTGTTGTAAAAATGTGGTCTGAATACCCAGCTTGTCAAAGAGGTGATGAAAATTGTCAAGATTTTATAAAGAATATATTTCCTCCTGACAGTAGTTATGGATATACAGTAACTGGTTATAATAAAGAACATAATCCCAAAAAAATTGCTACTGATAGTTTGAAAGATGCATATCTAGCATATATGGCAAATCTACAGCCACAAAACCAGAATCAAGAAGAAAAAAACGGCGAACATCTACCAAGAGTTCAACAAATAAGGGTAAATCAAAATCTTCCAGGCCAGCCACAACAAAAACGTCTGAGAACACAAAAACCATTGTTAAGCCATATACTACCGCCATTCAAGTATAATCAATTATCAGCTGAGCAAAAAGCAAGCGGAAAGTATACTATACAAAATCAATTTAAGCCTCCACGACCAAATGCTCAAAATATTCTTGGTCAACAGCAATATCCACAACATGGAGAGGAAGAAAAAAATGATGATTTCAGAAGCGGTGGCCATGTTATGAAATTCAAGCCTAGAAATGGCTTATCTCGTTATCCGAGAAAAAGTTTAGCGAATTTTATAAAAACGGGAAGAGTGTAAAAATAAAATCCGCTATCCCTTATTATGAAATAAATTCAAAAGCATCATGAGAATTGATACTCTATTAAATTTTTTCCTGTTAATCAAGAGTTAAATCAATTCAAAATCAAAAAACTCATTTTTAGACTCTATATTATAATCACCCACTAAATTAGTTTCAGCAACTTGGCAAGTTGCTGTGTTAATATTGATAGTATGCCAATCTACTTCAATAAGAGATATTTGAACTAATAACTCTTCTTTTTCTATTTCTTTTATTAAAAGCAACTCTTTTAACTTGTCTATTTTTTTATCCTTATCAATTAAAAGATTATCTTTATTATTTAACAACTGATCTTTTTGAGATAATAATTGTTCTTTTTCTAGGTTCTCTTCTTTTAACTTTTTAGCCTCTTCCAGCTTTTTAGCTTTAATCTTTTCTATTTCTTTTTTATAAATCTTGGTATTATATTCCATTACGTAAAAATTATTATTATCATAATGAACTTTCATTGGATGAGCTTTTCCGTCTTTATTAAACCACTTGGTAGGATCAGTTGAATAGCTATCAGGATATAATTCATTTAAACTTTTAATAAATTCTTTCTTTATATTTTCTTGTTCTTTTTCAGCTAATTGTTTTTTATAAATAAATAAATTACTCTCAATAGTTTTAAATTCTTCCCTATCGACAACCCCTTTACCCCAACTATCAACTGGCCAGTCTTTAAAATTTATAGGATACCAATTAGGGTATAATTTAGGTAAAATCTCAATAAATTCCTTAATGGTTTCTTGTTCTTTGCCTTCTTGAAGTTCAAGTTGATCTGCAACCTGCTCAATAAATTCTTGCTTATTCATTTGTTTACCTCAATTATTTTTTTCCTCTCCTTTTAATTTCTCTTGCTTAGCAAATCCACTTTCAAAAACAGCGAAAGCTCCAAATTTAATGTTTAAATCTGATGCAACAGGTAAAGCTTCACTTGCTAAGGCCGTACTGCAACTAAGGATAATTGTTGATATAAGTGGTATTTTTCTAATTTTCATAATTTAATTTCTGTAATTCTAATTTGTTTTGGATACTTTTAATAAACTATTATTACATAAAATAAACTAAAGACCAAATCCAAAAACGTACGAGAAAATCAAGATTAGAAAACAGTGTGTTATAATTATTTTAAGTAGAAAATATTTTTAATAAATTTTAATGCATCAGAATTGTAATCCTATTCATGCCTTTAGTATCTCTGATTTAACAGGGATGTCTATTGCAGATATAAATAATTGGGATCAAAAACTCTCTGTTCTTGAAGAAAGATGCCTTGCTGAAGGTTCTTTATATGAGTTTTTTAAGGCGGCATGGCCTTATATTGAGGGTAATATGCCTTATGTTGATAGCTGGCATATAAGGGCAATAGCTGAACATTTAGAGGCGGTTTACGCGCGGCAAATAAGGAAGCTGATCATAAATGTACCTCCTCGAACTGGTAAAACCAATTTAATATCAGTAGCCTTTCCGGCATGGGTTTGGATACATAATCCTTGTGAGCGATTTTTAACTGTATCCTGCGTTAATTCCTTAAGCCTTGAGCATGCGCAGAAAAACAGAGCTTTACTCGAAAGCAACTGGTATCAGGATAATTGGGGACACAGATTCCCTCTTCTTAAAGACCAGAACGTTAAAAGCTTTTTCCAGAATACCAAAACAGGATACCGGCAATCAACAAGCGTAGTATCTAAAACTGTCGGTAAAGGCGGTTCAATTATTATTATTGATGACCCTAACGACCCAGGGGACTTATCCGAAATAAAACGTGAGAACGTAATTAACTGGTGGACGCAAAGAATGTCTACCCGTTCAAATAACCCTGCTAATGACTGCCGAATAGTTGTCCAGCAAAGGACGCACGAGAACGATTTAACTGGTTATATCAGAAAGAATGACAGCGAGGATGACTGGGTAGAGTTGGTGCTACCACTGGAATTTGAGCCAAGTCGTAAGTGTATCACTGTTTCCCTTGGCATAGATCAGGTTACTTGGGAAGACCCAAGAAACAAAGAAGGAGAAGTGCTTAATGACTTACGCTTTGGCGAAAAGCAAGTAAATGAGTTAAAAAAGTTACTTGGCTCTTACGGATATGCAGGTCAGTGTCAGCAAAGACCTTCTCCGATTGGCGGTGGAATTCTCAAGAAAAAATGGTTTCAGCTATGGGGTAGCCCTATTAAGCCTAAATTTGATTACATTATCCAGAGCTGGGATACGGCAATTTCCGATGAACCAACAGCGGCATATTCTGCCTGTACTACATGGGGAGTATGGGGTGAAAAATCCGAGGATGAGTTATTTAGAATAATGTTGCTCTCTAGTTGGCGTGATCGAGTAGGCTACCCAGAACTCCGTACTAGAGCACAGAGACTTGCTAAAGATTATAAGGATACAGGCGAGCATAAGAACTTAACCCCTGCTCAAAGCACTATTGATATTTGTCTTATTGAGGCAAAGGCAACAGGTGATCCGTTAATTCGGGATTTAAGGCTCGCAGGTATTCCTGCTATTGGTTACACCCCAAAAGGCGATAAGAATGCAAGAGTACAGAGAGCAGCACCATTTATTGAGTGCGGGCTTATTTATCTGCCAACTGAGGAAAAAAACCATGAAAGGCTAACTCCATTTGCTGAGGAGTTTTTAGAAACAGTGATAACTTTTCCAAACGGGGAATCAAAAGATTTGGTTGACTCGATGACACAGACAATTTTGTACCTCCGAGACTTTGATACTTTAATTCATACAAGTGATGTTAAGGAAGATGACACCATTACTAAAATCAGGAAGTTATACTAATGGCAGTAGGAAGTAGAGCCTTAAAAGAGGCAAAATTAAATAAAGCTGTAAAAAGGCAAACAAAGAAAGAAAAGGATATTGCGGATTTATCTATCCTTGAGAATCTTGAGCCTGAATTTCTAAATTTTGCTCAAGAAATGCCGATGGAAGAACAAATCCTGCCACAAGAAACAGGTAGTTTAGATGAACTGGTTTTACCGGAAGAAGAAGCACTTATTTCCCTAGAGGATCAAATCTTATCACGTATGGATAACGAAGAAAAAGAGTTACCCCCTGATTCTATTCCGTTTAACAGTAATTTTGCCGATGATATTCCAGAAGCAATAAGAGATAAAATAGCTGCTTACTTAGAAGAAGTAACAGCAAAAGATAAGAAAAACCGCCAACCATGGCTTGATATAATCGAAAAGGCTAAAACCTTACTTGGCTTTAAAATTGAGGAAATACAAGACCCAAACGACGCAAATACTCGCAAATCTAATTCTTCTATCGGAAATAGTGCGCAAGTTAAGACTTATGATACTACTTTCTCTAGCAGCGTGCTCCGGCTCTGGGCAACGCTTCGTTCCGAGTTGCTTCCCTCAACTGGTCCTGTAGGATTTAAAACTGATGTTAGTGTGAGCGAAGATTACGAATTAAAAGGCGAGATGGTTAGGGATGCATTAAATGAGTATCTTACTGTTGAAGATAAGGGATTTTATCCTGATTACGATCGGTTCTTATTGTACTTAATTTTATACGGGTGTGTATTTCGTAAAATCTACTACGACCCTATTACGGGTAAGCCCTTGAGCCGTTTTATCATGCCTGAGGACTTTTTATTTGATAATAATTGCTCAAGTATTACCGAATCAAATCGTCTGACCCATATTAGGTATCTCTCTAAAAGAGAAATCCTTTTTAACATACAGAGTGGGATATTTTCAAAAGTTGACCTTGATTACCTAGATAGCTTAGGTAGTAGCGATACGGAAGAAGCAACAGATGAACCTAAACAAAAACAGGTTGATCCAACCGGTTCCCGTTTTCCTTTTTATGAGACACACGAATATCTCGTTTTAAATGATTTTTTTGATGAAACTAGCACGTCAGAAGATTATAGCATACCACTACCATATGTTATTACCAGATGCGGTATTACTAATCAGATCGTTTCAGTAGCACCAAACTGGAATGAAAACGATCCAACTAGAACAAGAATCAACTGCTTTATTCATTATAATTTATTTCCCGGATTTGATGTTTTTGGACTCGGCCTTGCTCAAATACTCGGCTCTAATTCAAAGAGCTTAACCTCCATGCAGCAAATGGCCATTGATGCAGCTATTTTCCAGAATTTTCCCGGAGGGATGAAATCCAAGGGAATAAAGACTACCAATAATGATTTAACAATATTACCTGGACAATTTGTCACTGTTGAAACCGGTAATTTGTCCTTGCGGGATTCAATTATGCCGCTTCCTTATAATGGTCCTTCTCCCGCTTTACTTGAATATATTAATCGGATAACCGCTCAGACACAGGAGTTAGCGTCTGCAACAGAGATGGGGCTTACTGAAAATAATCAAAATACGCCTGTTGGTACTACTATTGCTTTGCTTGAAGTATCAAATCGGATGCAATCGGCAATAATGAGAACAGTTCATAGTAGTTTTAGTGAGGAGTTACAACTCTTTTATAAAATGTTCAACTTGCCGTCGCTACCTCTGGATAAAGAAAGTTTAAAGGTCATACCTGTATCTGATCCGTCTGTTGAATCTTCTACGCAGAGAATCATTAAGGCAGAAAGTATTTTAAAGTTAGCTAGCAGCAATCCTGAGCTACATAACATGAGAGAGGTATATTTAAAAGTATATCAGGCACTTGGTATTAACGATATTGATAAAATACTTCTTCCCGAAGCAGCACCGCAAGAACAACAGCAAGAGCAACCTATAGACCCAGCTCTACAGGTACAGATTGCCGATATTGAGCAGCGGAAACTCGAAGTAGAATCAAAGGAACGTCTAGCTCACTTAAATATTGAAGCTGACGGATATAAAACACAAATGAATATTGAACTTGATAAAGCAAAGCTAGAACAAGAGAAGTATTTAGCCGAGTTAAAGGCTTCAGAACAACAACAGCTTGCGGAGCAGAAATATCAAATTGAACTTTTAAAACTCGAGCTAAATGAGAAAGAAAAAGTAATAGATACGTTAACTAAGGAGCAGGAAATTAACAGTAAGAACGAGCTTGAATTGTTAAAGCTGGAATATAAAGCAAGGGAAGCTGAGCTTAAAAACCAGATTGAGGGTTTAAGGTCGCAAATTTCATCCATACCAGAAAAAGAGGAGGTTATTTATGGATAAGCAAACAAGAGAATTAGCACTACGCAAAATGCAGGAAAGAGCTAAAGAACAAGAAACAAGTTGTAATAAATATGCTGCAGGGGGAGCTGCAAAAGTTAGAAAAGGCGTAGCTACTAAAAGCGGCATGGCAATAAAATCTGATAGAAATAGTGGAAGAAGCGGCAAATGATAGGAATTAATAGAAATAATATTTATAGCCGAGGTTCTTTTATGTCCAGCGTTATAGGAAACATCAGCGCCGAGATTGATAGATACAAGAACATTTTAAGTAATCCGGCATCAATTTCTACGCTAGAGGATTACAAGTATCATGTTGGAGTAATTGCCGGTCTTGATATAGCACTTGAACTATTTAACAGACACATAATAGAGGTAAATAACAATGATTAACCATGAAATAGCCAATTTCAAACCGGAAGATTTTAAAACCAAAGGAATTGATCTGGAATCTTTTAATAAGGAAGCAATGCTAGAGAGATTTAAAGAGGTGTCAGTTACCGGAATCAATGTCTTAATTCTTATTTATAAACCTCCGCTAGAAGAGGTTACAAGAGGAGGAGTTATCATTCCGCAAACGGCGGTAAAAGACGACCTAGAATATAACTCAATGGTTGGCATGGTATTAAAGCTTGGTCCTGATAGTTATAAGGGCGATCAGTTTCCAAGCGGTCCTTATGTAAAAGTAGGGGACTGGGTCATATTCCCCCGTGGTTCATCATTGCAATCAAAATATGAGGGTGAACCAATAATTATGGTAGAAGATTTTAAGATCAAGCTACTTGTCGATAATCCGTCAAAAGTATCAAGGTAAAAATATGTTTAAAATAGATATTGAAGGCAGCTCTGATGCAAGTACCAATCCACCTTTAAAAGAAGTAACTGAAAATAAGGAGTCAAATGGCGAAGTTAAAGATAATGAGGTGATAAGTAAAGAACCAGAGCAAGATACGGAAGACTCAGATAGTGGCGATGATAAAAGAGATATTTCGGAGGATACCACCAGTAAAGACGAAAAACCTGCTAAAACATCCACGCCAGAAAAAGATAAATACTGGTCTAAATTAAAAAAAGAACGTGAAGAAAAGGCCGCAATGGCCGAACAGCTAGAGCAGTTACATCAAGAAAAACTGCAAATGGAGCAGATGCTTGCCCAGGCTATAAATGCCGGTTCTACTCAATATAAGAATAATGTTAGTAGCGCACTTGAAATGGCTCAGGCAAGATTACAATTGGCACTTGAAAATGGGGATGCTGCCTCTGTTGCTCGTGCTACGGCTGACATTTCAAAGGTAACTCATGCTTTAAATGAAGCATCTAAAATAGCTAATTTTCCAGAGCCACAATATTCCGATGATTATGCCAACCAGATTCGAGCCAAGGAATATGAGGATAGATTATATACGTGGCTTGACAATAACCCCGAAGTAGACAGGGACGCTCCCGAGTATGATGAGAAGCTGGCAGGTCAGGTATTATCATTCATCAAGAAACTCGATCGTAAATATGAAACAACAAACAAGGGGCATTTAATAGGCTCAGGTAATTATTACAGCATGATTGATGATTATATCGATAATTTAAAGGGGCAGCATACTTCTCTTACATCATCTGCCAAGCATTTTGGAGCAGTTCGCAGCCGTGCTCCCATGGAGTCAGTTCCTGATTCAAAAACAAGGGAATTAAGCGATAGAGAGAAAAAAGCAGCTCTTGCTTTTGGTATGTCTTACGAGAGATATCGAGAGCTTCTAGATCAACGTAACAAAGAAATGAGGTCAAAAAATGGCAATTAAATATAAACAAGACAAAAATAACGAATTTAAATCCATAGATAGAGATATCAGGGAACATGAACTTGAAAACAATGATTTTGATTTGAATTTTACCGATTCAAGCTGTCCTTTTCAGGCGATAATTGACGAGATAAAACAACCAGGTGAAGAATATTACTTTGCCCTTAACGCTCCTGAGCGTATTAACAGGTTACTAGCAAAGAAGTGGTATGTCGTATCTCCTGAGAGACTAAAAAATAAAAGAACTTATAGGAAAGACCTGCGGGAGGAATCAGACTCTATTACTACTGGTGATACTATTGTTCTTGCAAGAGATGAACGCTATGGAATCAAAGAGAAACAATACTATGAGAAAAAGGCAGAAAAAGTAATGATTGATACTTTGCAGAAAGTACAGACAGACATCTACAACCCAGTGATGCCATTTTCAGAAAAAGGATATTCCGGAAGGTAAACATAAAAATTTAAAATCATGTCCTATTCAAAAATCACTCTTAATAGCGATGTTATCCTCTCTTGGTCTTATCCTCGTACCGATGGTGAAATTGTTAGCGATATTAATGATGTTAGCTCTGGGAGTGATTCCTATACTATTACTCTTCCCCCAAGCAATACTGTCCAAACAGGAACTACCATGTTATTTAACAATATAGGTAGTTATGATTTTACTATTTTAGATAATGCTGGTGCACCTGTAGGAACTGTGATGGTTGCCGGAGAAGTCAGGCAGATATATTTAACTGATTCTTCAACTGCTGCCGGCGTTTGGAATGTAATACCTTTTGGAGGAGGAACAAGCGGAATTATTACTTTTTCAACAGAATCTTTAAACAATTCGTTAAGTATTACCAATTCCACTATTACGCCTCCTTCAGGTAACATAAGCTTTAATATTTCCGATTCGTTAAATAATTTAAATAATCTAACTACTCAAGTACAGAATGGGTTTTTAGTAATAAACGCTAATACTCCTTTAAGTTTTATAACAAGAACAATAGGGGGAGGTACTAATATAGATGTGCAAAACGGCGATGGGGAAACAAACGATGTAATTATTAATTTAGCTGATTCTCTAGTTGAATTATCCAGTATCAACGTAGGTAATCTCTTAATCTCTGTAAATACGATTACAACGGCAAGCGGTGATCAGGATATTAACGTGGCTACTGTAGATGATGGAGTCATCAACTTAAATAGCATTCAAATAGATACTAGCGGAAATATGACAATAGCAGGGGTTATTGACAATCCCGGTGCTGCCAAAGCTTATTGTTTTTTCTACGATAATAATGCATCAAGTAATAATATTCAGATAGAAAGCAGTTTTAATATAGAATCGGTAACCGGATCAAATGGATCGTATGTTGTAACTTTTACTACTTCTTTTTCCGATGGTAATTATACAGTATTACCGGCACTTAGCAGAGGGACGGAAGTAGTAGCTCCGTTTCAGGTATTTTTTAGATCAAAAACGGCAACAGAGGTAATAATTTTTACAACTGATACGCTTGGTAACTTACTCCCTGCACTTGATGGTGTGTCTGTCGTGGTATTTGGTAGTTAATTTTTAAAGAATTTAATCGAGAGAATATGTTATGTATGAATATCAAATAGAAGAAATATTTTTACACTCAGAGGGTTATGTAGAAGTTAAAGTTTCTTTAAATATTGAGAAAGATTACAAAATTATTTTAAGGTTCACGAAGGGTTTTATTGAAGATTTTATTTTAGGGACAGCTTCCGAAGAAGAAGTGAAGACCAAATTAGAGCATTTATTGTTAAATAAGGATAAGTTTTTATTAATTAGGTTAGTTAGACTAGCACTTGGCCATCCAATTATAAAAAAACAATTACGAACCGATCAAAATGGAGTGTTTAGTATTGATTTATCAAAATGGAAGCAAATACTTAAAAAATTAAAAGAGGAAAAATTAGAAGCAATATTAGCCGAAGGTTTAGATGATGTCGTAAACTAACTCTAAATAGTAGTACGATTTGCAAAATGGATAATCTTTTTGCTATAATATAATTAGATAGAAAAAAAGTCATGACTAGACTTAAAAAGGTCGTAGTTTGTAGCTAAATCTTTTAAAAAGCTATGCTTACGTCATCGCTAGACGTTAAAAGGCTAGTTTTGAAACTTATCTGTAATAAAGTTTATCGTCATAACTAGACGTTAAAAGGTCTCCGAAGCTTGAATTAGCTTATCTTTTTTAAATTTAAAATATTTACGTTTTTTAATAATTAATAATATACGAGGAAATTATGTCTAACGGCATTAATAGACCTTATGGTTTGCAAGTTGTGCAGTCCCAAATAGGAAACGGCGGAACACAAAAACTAGGTCAATATTACATTTATGCAGATGATGACGGCTTAATTACACAGCCAAACAGTATTTTTCAAGGTGATCCAGTAAAATTTGTCAGTAACCCTGGTCTTGCTACCATGGCAGGAACTATAGCACCTCAAAAGCTATCTGCTTCAACAGATGGTACTGCAGTGCAAGGCATTGCAACAGCTGACGCTGATGCTTTCATCGGTGTGTTTATAAGTTGTCAGTATACAAGTGCGCAGACTGGCTATCAAATAAATTCTGATTACTGGCCAGGAAGTACACAAGTAAAAGCAGGTACATCCATTATTGCTTACGTTAATGATGACCCAATGGCAGTATTTAGAGTGCAGGTATCAAGTTCTGTAGCAGCTGCCACAGGAATTACTTTTTTAGCAACTCAGGTTGGGCGTAATGCTTATTTATCAGTGGCAGGCATAACTTTTACGGATGCAACTGCTATTGCTGGTGGTCAAAATCCACGTACCGGTAGTACGATATATGGTTCTGTTTACTATCTCGATGGTTCAACAATTGCAAATACCGGTACTTTAGATGTAAAAATTATTGGCATTGATCCAGTAATTACCGCAGATAGTAATCCTACAGGATTAGTCCCGGGTGTAGATATGCCGTTTACTAACCTTTTAGTAAAGTTTAACAAACATATTTACGGTTCAAGTGGTGTAGCAGGTCCAACAGCCGGAGTATAGGAGTATAAGGTTATGTCCATAATAACAAGCGGCAATATGCCTTCTCTTTTAAAGGAAGGATTATATTTACCAAAAGAGAAGAAAAAAACGTCTGTTAAAGCAGAATCAATCAAGAAAACTAAAACTAAAAATAAAGGTAATTAATTATGTCTATTATAACCACTGGTGATATTCCTAGTCTCTTATGGCCTGGTTTGTATGAAGTAAAGTCTCAGTATGATCGGTTCAAAGGGGAATATACCAAAGTCTATGAACAGGGTAATTCTATCAAACATACTGAAAGGTTGGTTGACATTAGAGGCACTGGCTATGCACTTGAGAAAACTCAAGGTGCTCCTATTAAAATGGATAGCATGGCTGAGCGTTTTATTTATGAATTTGTCCATCGGGAATTTGCCCTCGGTTTTCAGATTACTAATATTGCCATGGAAGATGATCTTTATGCCGATCAGTTCTTTAATGGTACTAAATCTCTTACTACTTCCTATGAACAAACCAGAGAAGTAGTAGCAATGAATCCGTTTAATCAGGCATTTAACACCTCAGCTACAATCGCTAACGGCCAAACTCTTTGCTCTGGCTCTCAACCTTACGATGGCGGTGTTTATTCTAATCAGGTTGGAGCGTATAACGGCACGAGTAATTATGTCGATTTTAGTGAAACCGGTGTTGAACAGGGGGTAATTCTTGCCGGTAAAATGAAAGATCAGGCAGGACTGCTAATTAATGGTCAGATTGAGAGATTGCTATTACCACAAGACTTAATGTTCTCAGGTTGTAGATTGCTTGAATCTGTATTTAGAACAGGAACAGCTAATAATGACGTAAATGCAATTTACAACATGAAGGCTATTCCACAAGGTTATGAAGTAAGCCACTTCTTAACAAATCCAAGTAACTGGTTTGCGTTAACTAATGTTAAAGGAACACGTAAACATTTTGTTAGACGTCCGCTTAAAGTAAACGTAACAACCGATCCTGTAACCGAAACTATGTCAGTGCTTGCATCAGGTCGTTATTCTTTTGGCATGTTTACTCCTCTTGGCGTGATTGGCGCAGAAGGTTCAACAGCTTAAGATTTAAGGAGAAACAACATGGAAACCGATCTAAATAATATGTTGCAGGAAGCAGAAGCACAACACACAAAACTTGTTGTGCTTCACGTGCAAATGACAGAGCAGATTAATAAACTCACCGAAGAGAATAAGAAGCTTATTCATACTTTAACTATATCTACAGGTGAAATTCAAGCTTACAGGAAAGCTCTGGAAATAATAAATAAACATAAGGAATAATTATGTCTCAATTTTATCAATATAATTGGCCAGCTCCTATAACAAACGGAATATCTACGGCTCAAACTACCACAACAAATACTCCGCTGCTGTTAAATGGTTCTTATGTTAATAAAACTACGGGTATAGTTAATTTTATTGATTTTGGTATTGTTCCAAGAATTACTCTTAATTCAGCGGCCAATCTTTCTGCAATTAATTTTCTTATTACTGGTTATCAGAATGGGGTTTTTATTAGTGAAACCTTAGCTGGTCCAGATGCAAATACAGTTACAAGCGTTAACTGCTTTGATAATGTGGTGCAGATAATTCCAACCGGTACTACAGGCTCTACCCTTCAAGTCGGCGTTGCTTCTGTTGGGTATTTTCCAATGATTCTATTAAATACCGCTAAGACCAATACTTCTTCTATAAGCTATGCCTTAAATATCGTAGCAGCAACGGCTAATCCTGCTACTTATCAGGTATTTTTATCGCTAAAGAATAATTTAGGCCTAGGGAAATATGATGACTTAACGTCTGCAGCTAATGGTAATTTTGCAGCTTCAGCCGCCACAGCTACTGCGTCTGCATTACTACAATATAATTCTTTAGCTTCCAATTTACTCATTAAAATTAATCCTAATAATAATGGTTCGGTTCTTAAAGCTCAATTCCTGCAATTATAAGTAAAGAGGTAAGTAAAATGCCGAATACTAGCGGAAGTTATAGTTTTAATAGTATAAAAGGAGAGCTGATTATCAGAAAAGCTTATGAGCTAATTAACATGCCTCTTAGCATGGTAACTGCCGAGCAATATAATTCAGCACTTAATATTATTAATTTTATTTTAAGCGATTGGACTAACTCTAATGTCAATTTATGGACATTAAAATTAAATCCTATTTTTTTAACTACGGGGCAAGCATCCTATACCTTGCCAAGCAATATTACTAAAATATTTCAAGTGTTCCTTAGAAGTAATGTAAGACAATTAAATGGGACACCGCAATCAAATACCGCAAATACTTATGATGGAAACGGCGGAGGAATTGCTGCTTATGCTTTTGATGGTAATCCAGCAACAAGATGTACACAAAACGTTCAAAACGGCAATATTTCTTATGATTATGGTTTGGGAGTTACAAAACAAATCAGCATTATTGGCATTCAAAGTTATGTTTCTAATCGTCCATATAGCTTAGTTTTAGAAGCATCACAAGATACGATAAATTGGTTTACTGTTTTTACTTGTCCTACCCTTTATCCATACAAAGCGGACGTAATTTCATGGTTTTATGTACCTGATCCAATTTATGCAAGGGCATATAGAATTAAAGAAACAGGAGGATACACACTCGATATTGAAGAACTTTATTTTAATAGTATAAGCCAGGATACTACCATGAGCGAGGTATCCAGATATGAATATTTAACCTACCCAAACAAGTCGTTAATGGGACGGCCTACCATTTACTATGTTGACTACCAGCGAACCCCGTCTTTGTATATATGGCAGACTGCTTCTTCTATGTATAATTTAATAATGTATAGCGGTCAAAGCAGTATAGAAACACTAGAGAGTTATACGCAAAGCATTGATATTCCATCATATTTTTATACTCCTCTAATATATGGACTCGCAAGCATGTTAGCGGCTCAATATGCTCCTGAAAAAGAAGAAAGTTTAAAAATGAGGTATCAGGAAACGCTGAGTCCGGCAGTAATTAATAATACGACGGAAGTACCGCTTAAACTGGAGGTATATAGTGACTAGTTTAAAGAACTGTCCTGTAAATACGCAAATGGGAGATTACGTTAGAAAGGACGTAATCGAACCTATAGGAGTTTGCGACTACTCAGGATTTTTTTTTAGCAAGTCTGATTTAGTCAAGCAATATGAATGGAGAGGAAATCAGTTAGTCTGGACAGGAGCAATAGTTGGCCGCCCTTTTGTTGATGAACCAAACCAGCAGAATAGACCACCACAAATAAAGGGTGATCCAAAAGTTGTGCAAAATCCTCGCCCGTTCGGCATTGAAACACCTATTGGACCAGATGCTAACTCTAATACTTCTCCTGTTATTTTAGAAAATATCAACTTTACAAATGATGATATACCTCCTGATTTACCTGATTTTGCCGGTGAAGATATTAGTAACATAGATGAAGAAGAACGTTTAAAATCATTGTATCAAATTCAGTTTTAAGTAATGAGTAATAATTTTAATCCAGGATTTGACAGAGAAAAAGCAGCGTTTCTAGAACTAGCTAATAGAGGAGATGGTCTGACTCCAATTGACTATTTATATGCAAAAGAAGCTAGTTTTGGAAGCGTATTATCTTCTGCTATTACCGGTGGAACGGCCGAGTTTTATACAATATATGTAAATGGAATTGAGTCTTCCAATATTACTAACAGTAATGATATTATCACTAACAGCTTAAAGTTGAGGAATCAGTTAAATGATTATTATGTTGGCTTTACTGCCGGTAGCTTGACTCAAAGTACAATCTGGAGCTTACCATTACAGGATGGAACTGATGGGCAGGTACTTGCTACAAACGGCAATCGTATTCTATCGTTTATAGATGCTGGCGGAGGAGGTGAAGGTGCACCAAAGGATGCTACTTATATTATTAGGCAAGAAAATGAAGCTTTAACTAATGCCCAAGTATTAAGTTCACTTGAAACGGGAATCGCTAAAATTGAAACAGATGGATATATCGCTATTGCTGTTCCAGATGTCGATTATGCAACTGTTGAAACATTAGAAGAGTTAGCAGCAGAAGCTGAGGCTAGTGCAGAAGCTGCTGCAACTTCTGCTACAGAGGCTACGGGAGCTGCAGCAGAAGCAACAGGAGCTGCCAGCGAAGCTAGTGTTTCAGCAATAGCTTCTTCTGCCTCAGCAGCAGCGGCAGCAGCTTCTGCTGCAGCTGCCTCTGACTATAGTGATAAGGCATACGAATATAAGGAAAAAGCCAGAGAATATAAAAATGATGCTTTTGATTATAAAGAATCAGCATCTAACTCTGCAAGTAGTGCTTCTAGTTCTGCTTCAAATGCCTCGTCAAGTGCATCTGAAGCTCATACTTATTTAGAAACACTACTTTCTACAGGATTAAATCAGCTTCCTAATAGTGGTGATGTAGACATCAATAATTATAAAATTATTAATTTAGCAAATGGTGTTTCTGGAACAGATGCCGTAAATGTTAATCAATTGAGTTCTGCAATTTCCGGTTCAGCAGCACCAAATACTGCTACATATATTATACAAACTGCAAATACTTCATTAACAAATGCACAAGTTTTGGGGTCTTTAAGTACAGGGTTACTAAAGAACACGACAAGTACTGGTGTTCTAACAATAGGAATAGCTGGAACGGATTACTATAGTCCAGGTAATCCTACAACTATAAAAGATGATGGTAATAGCCTATTTATCGGAGCTAATACCGGCCTTCTTTCTCCTGCGGGATACAGTAATTTAGGTATTGGTTCATATGCATTAAATTCATTAAGTACTAGCACTTCAGGAGATGCCAATATAGCATTAGGATATGGTGCTCTTAATTTAAATACAGATGGTTTTAATAATATTGCAATAGGCCAATATAGCTTACCTTCAAATACTATTGGTCATCTTAATATAGGAATTGGTGCTAATAGTCTTAATAATAATACAACTGGTTTTAATAATATTGCAATAGGAGATTCCTGCTTAAAAGTAAATACTACGGGAAATTGCAATATTGGAATTGGTTATCTCGTCTTAAATACTAACTTTACAGGAAGTTATAACATTGGAATTGGCGATGGTTCTTTACTGGGAAGTGGATCTAGAAGTGTAGCTATCGGATATCAAGCTTTACAAGCTTCCATCTTAAACGACTGTACTGCAATAGGATACCAGGCCGGCTACAATACTACGTATTATGGTGCTAACGAATGCGTTTTTATAGGTTCAGGAACAACTATTGGGGCAAATAACCTAACGAATGCGATAGCGATTGGTTACAACTCTACAATTGGTGTTTCTAATGCGATGCGATTAGGAAATGGTGTGAATGTAGGAATCAATCAGGCATCACCAGCTTATCCATTACACATAAGCAATGTTAATAACATTTCAGCATTATATTTAGAAGCAACAACAAGTACTCCATCTATTCCTGCGTCTGGTGGATTGATGTATACAAGTGGCGGCGAGCTTTACTACAAAGGTAATTCTAAAACAGTTAGTTTAACTGCTGTTAGCGGCGTTACTGCTGGCAGTTATACGAATGCTAGTATTACGGTAAATGCACAAGGGCAATTAACGGCAGCAAGTAGTGGCGCAACTCCATTATTAGTTAGCAATAATTTATCAGATTTAAACAATGCAGCAACAGCTAGGACAAACTTAG